ATCTATGGGACCAATGGATGTTCCAAAATTGGTGGCCATCTGGTCTTCGATCGACTTCAGTTGATCATTGGTTTGCTTCTGGACATCAGTGATCTGGGTTTCAATCCCAGCAGTCACACCCTTGATGTATCCAGCAATTCCATTTCCAACAGCATTAGTCAGTGCAATGAGGTTGGTAGCATTCATCATATCTTTGAAGATCTCAGAGATAGATTTACCAACATTCAATCCCATAACGAGAGCCATAGTGACAAATCCCACGATGGTTCCAATCAACTGACCAAGTTTAGGACCAAGTGCAGCGACAGCTACTTTGTTGATGATCGTCATTAAAATCATGGCTGCAAGAGCATTGGCAATCGCTCCAACTAAGGTAGCCATGGCACCTGTGAGTCCGAGAATGCCACCTATGGCTGCATTGGCACCAAGTAGACCGGGCATCGCTGCCATGGCAATCGGTGCGCAGATGATCGCCAGAACAATGATGGCCACTATCAACAAGAATTGGAAGAAACCAGTCTGGTACCAATGCGTCTTCACAATCGTGTAGCAATTGAAGATCAAATAGCAGCAGGCAGTAGACATCTGAGTGTAGTCCTTAATGGACAAACTCTTGTAGATGTCTTCATGCAAGGGAACCAAAAAACCAGATTCATCTGCATCAGCAAGGGCATCTTCAGCAAGAATCTCAACAGCATTTCCGTTGTAAACAAGATTGCGGTGTTTGAGTCCGATTAAAGTGATCCGCTGCCAGTGGGTACCATTTACTTGCCAACCGATCGTAATTCCACTTGTGAGAGTGGGACCAGCAGACACGAGTTCATAGATTCCTGTGGTTATGTTAAGAGTCCAAACTGGATCAGCATACGTTGGGACAGTGGCCGTCTCAATCCGGAGTTCATCACTCGTACCGTCAACCCAAAGAAGACCTGAACCAGATTCCTCATACATGTAGTTCCACTCGATCGTCATGTTATAGTTCATGGCTGATCCAGCAGTGGTGCCAACAGTGATTGAGTTTCTAAGCATGGCTGGAAAGGGTAATTTAGTTGGAGCTATTCCAATCATGCCTCCGGTATACCAAGCATTCCAAGCATCCCATGATGCCTTGGCTGCAAGCCATTCACCTTCCCATGTTGTGTAATCCGTGGATCCAGAAAGAGTAGGATCTTCAAGAATGGTCTGAAAGAACTTGTAGACATACTTCTTGCATGAGTTCTCTTGAGTATTGAGACAGACACCAAAAGCTGCATAAGCAAAATCGATATCACCGATCGAACTATTAGTTTCGATGTTCGTTTCGATGTCGTCATACTTGGCATTGAGAGCTTTTTTAGTAGCTGTCACTGATTCGTCATAGAGTGATGTGCTCACATCTGTGACTTTCTGATTGTTGATCCGAAATGGAATGAATGGAAAGAAGGATCCAAGAGTAGAAGGGGCTGCCCACATTGCATCTAAAGTTGAGTTTCCAGTCCTATACTGGTAAATGAACACCAGAGGTGTAGTGCCACTTGGCAACTCCATGTAAGTGGCATAAAGATAAGTACCACTGGCATTGTAACCAGCCGGAGTGAAAGATGCTGTGGTCGTATCAGCATAGGTGATTGTGATGGTGTTGGTTCCAACATTGTAGGCAATGTCGTAAGGTGTGCTCAACTGACTCGGTCGATTGATGGCCACATACTGATCAGCCCAGAAGGTGAAATCAGCATTAGTGATCATGCTAGATTGAACTTCGATTGAAGTTCCACCACCAAGAGGAATCTGTCCTGCAAGAATGGTTGAGTCGATACTGTGACCTGAAGTGACAGTCCCAACTTCAAGACCGATATCAGTGTTGTAGGTTCCAGTCCTTGCCCATTGAGCAAAACTTTTTAGTCTTAGCCCCGGTCCTTGCAAATATGAATTTGAGATAGAGTCTGCGATAGATGGTTGATCACCAAGTACAGCACCGACCACCGTGGTCTTCAGGTAGTCGGGCCTTTTGTTGATGTCTCCAGCGAGGTTATAAACCACGCTGGAAACATACGTCTTGGTTGAACCAGTAAAGAAACCCATTTTACTCTCGTTCTGGCCAATGCCAACTACGGGGTTGAGGATTCTCATCTTCATCCAGATTCACTGAAGTCATCCACTTCACAGGAAGTGTATTCTCTGGATCAGAGTTCTGACCATCAGTGAAAACCTGAAGGTTGACACATGTATCGCTCCACACTGCAACAATAATTGCAGGAAGGTGAACAAGAGGTTCTTGTCCATAGGATCGCTTCTGGACAAAGTGAACTATTCTTCCAATCGTTGGTTTCATGCTCCTCCTTAGAGAGCGTTGTTTGTTTTGATCGTACCCAGAATGTCATCCAGATTCGTGTTGTCGAAGCTGGTTGGCACTGGGATACTCTCGTTGATTGTGAGCATCGTGATCCAAGCGTCAGAGAAGATCTTCGCTGCCTTCACTTCTGCATCACGCTGGTAACTCGTGACCTGCTGAGCATAGAGAGCTTTCTGTTTTCCAACCAGACCAACAACAGGAGTAACACCATCCGTTCGAGTGTCCATGGTCTGAGCACGAGACGTCTCAGTTTGTTCTTCGATCAGAAGTTCCTGTTTTCCAATCAATGCAACCTGTGCCACTGACTGAGCAACTTGCTGAATTGCAAGTGCGAGTTGTTGAGGCAGAAGGTTATCAATCTGGTACTTCTGAACACCATACTGTACATCTTCAGTAGCCAGTTTTGCCTTGGTTAATGCATAAGTTGCCTTGGCATTCTGAACCTGAAGTTCAGCTTCAGCATATGCTAGCTTGGCTGTTTCGAGTGCCACTCGTGCAGTGATTGCTGCAACCTGAGCTTGCACACTCTGCCAATATGCCTGATCCCTGCCAAGCAGGAATGTGACTGCAAACTGCATGGCATTTTGAGTCATGGCAATGTATGCCTTGGTGTATTCAGCACCAGAGATTCGAGTCTGTTTGTACTCTTCTTTAAGTTGGGCTGAATAGGAAGCCATCAACACATCGAAGGTACCAGTTCCATCAAGCATCTTGGTAGTCAAGTCGGCATTGGTCAACTTGGGAATTGGAAGATACATGTCTGGTGAAGTTGGTAACTCATAATCCGCTGATATGAGATCGATGGTAGGCAGAGTTACCGTATCATCAGCCGTCAGTACAGTGAATAGGGCATTTGCATCTGTTTCAACACCGTAACTCATGATTATCCTTTTCTCTATTACACCAGAGTGGCCCACAGAAGTGGGCCACCTAAGTCATGATTGGTTAAACTTTAGACCCCACCGGCAGCAGCCTGTGCAAGTCGAAGACGCTCCAACTCTTCAGGGGTAAGCTGAGGGAGAACTTCAAAAGCAAATTCCTGTGCCCAGCGTTGCTCGACTCGGATCTTGTCCGTCTTCCGGTCCTTGGTGGTCCGGATGTCGAGGAACTTCCGTTCCTTCAGGTTGTTATAGATGATCATGGGCAGGTGATAACCCTCATCCGTTACTTCCCCGTAGGGAATGTACTTGGTGACTGTGCCAATGACTTCATTGCCCACAGTGAAAATCTCGCCGGGTAGATCCTTCTTCTTTGGATCCAAATTAGTAATTCGGACTCGGATCAACTTCAGACATTCCAGATTCAACTGCTCTCTCAATGTCAGTTTCTTTCCAGAAGTTCCCACGTTGGGGAGAGAGGGATCAACGAGTTCCGATACCGGGGGAGAGTCAACTACTGATTTCTCCGGTGCTTCCTGTGCTGCCTTGACCTTGGCACGAAGTGCTTCGAGGCCGATGTTGTTGGAGAAGGTGACGCCCATAAGACGGGCACGTTGCTTCAGAATCACGATCTCATCTGCGGCCATTGTCGGATCGTCAGAGATGATCTCTTTAGAAGCATCTGTCGAGTTCAAGATTTCATCAGACATGATGTTGGTTCCTCAAAGATGAATTTGTAAGTAAGGGGGAGCTTTCACTCCCCCTTAGTTATGGTTCAACTCGGTTAATTAGACCGGGCAAACGGTGTGGATGATACCGATGCGCTCGGCACGCTTGATCAGGATACCGTAGTACCACTTGATCGAAGAGAACCCAGTCTCACCATAGGGATCGGACGTGGTGGCCATTTCCCTACCGGGCATCTTGGTCAGGACGGAGAACTTGAGTGTCTCACCGTCAGTCTGGAAGCCGATGGTAGCAAAACTATCATCACCCACACAGAGAATTGGGAACACGTCATAGTTGGCACCCGTTGCACGATAACCGGGGTTGGTGACAACCGCTGCACCACCACCTGCCCAGTTCAGCATTTCTTGAACCTGAACGATACGGAAAAGATCGATGGAACCAATCTCACCATTCAGGATCGTCCCTGCATCAGCATAACGCTGGACGGGGATGAAAGCTGCATTGCCAAACAGATCAACCATAGCCTTGAGGACCGGAGCCGTCTCGATACCGACATACACTACACGGCAAGCCGGGAGTGTCTTGGTATCGATCATGCGCGAACCCGTGATGACCTTGGTCTGGCGAGGAGTACGGTTGTTGGTGAGCGACTGATCGAGACGTACAAAGTTCTTGTAGTTCACGATTGCAGCAACATCAGCACCACCTTCTGCCGAACAGGTGACACGCGAGACAGCCGAACCGGAGTACAGAAGAACACCAGCCGCAGCCAGAAGATCCTTCTGAAGAACCGCTTCAGTCAACTGCACGGCACCGTTCATCAGTTCGGTCGCCAGATGATCCATCAACTCGGCATCCGAATCGAACTGGAGTGCTTCGTTGCTGAACTCTGTGAAGAAACCGAACTTGACCAGCGTTCCGGTACGAACCAAACGGGTGAAACCAACACGGTTCACACGTCCACCATCCTCAGCAAGCAGGGGAAGGCGTGAGGTGATCGTGCCGATATCACGGCTGGATCCATACAGGTTGCCATTGGCATAGGATGCACCAGATGCATCCAGACCCTGATCGTTTACGTTGCGAGCATCGAGCAGAGGAACGTACTCGAAGACCTTGATGGTCTTGCCAAAATTCTTCGGCATGTTCGCGACACTCGCCAGCGGCATGAAAAACTGCTCAAGGCGAGCACGGATGATGGCCTTCTTGAGATAAAAAAACGTCTCAAGCTGATTGCCACCACCTGCATCGATATCGGAGGCCGTGCCTCCGGGAGTAAGCGTAGGTGCATTGTAATTCAACATTGTATCTATCCTTCTTTAAAGGCGTTCAGCCATTTGTTTGAGAAATTCCTCATCACTCAGTGCAAGAGGATTTACGAACTTCTCAGCTTTTTTAGGAGTGCTTCTCGTTGAAGAAGCCGCATTCACCCTTTCATTGTTCGTCACGGCTGACTTGACGGTAGCAACCCGAGTTGTAATCGGAGTAGCCGTTGTCGAGACAGTTGCAGTCTTGGTAGCGGTTGCTGCATTGAACGCACCTGCTGCGGCCAATTCATCACCTACTGCCTTGTACGCATGAATGAAGGGTGTAGCTACGGGGAGCGTGCCCAGAGTCCGACGACGATCAATCTCACTAGCGATTTGGGTATAAATACCGTTCACACGTTGAGAGTGAATTACTTCCATCAGGTCAGGGTTCTTCCACAGCACTTCCTTGCTGGCTTGATCCCAAGTATTGATTTGCTGAAGCGTGTCAACTCCACCATCATTGGATCGAAGATCTTGCACGGCAGATTTGAAACTAACTTCTTCATCAGAGACTTTGTGATTGCCTTCAAAGTAAGTTGTCTTGGGTTCCTCATCGAGTGTGAGAGTGTCGATTCCAGAATCCTTGACGAGTTTCTTAATCGCTTCTGGATTTTTCTTGTCCAGATCAATCAGAAACGAAAGTCGATTTTCATCCAGAAGACCTGCATTCTCCAACATCGTCAAGACTTTGCGATGAGGCGCAATCGCCTGCATCTTCTTGGTGTAGTTGGCACCCATCTGCATAAGCTGGATGGCTTCATCTGGATTTTTGAGGTCGATGGTTTTTCCGTTCGCTTTGATCGGAGTCATCAGACGCTCATACAAAGCTTTGTAGTCAGGAACAGTCTCAGTTGTAGTCTCCGTGGCCTCGGTAGAAGTTGCGGCTGATTTCTCACTTCCAGCAGGCTTCTCTTTGGTTACAACGGGATTAACCTTGACTGCTACTTTCTTCGCAGCTTCGGTAGCTGCTACCGCGGTAACTGCCACTGTTTCAGCAGCTTTTTCTTCTTCAGTCTTGTCATCGGCAACCACTGTTTCAGTGGCTGGGGTTTCAGTCTCAGTTGCTGTTTCTGTGGCTACTTTAGCTGTTTCAATTGCAGCAGCTTCTGTGGCAGCCGTAGCAGCAGCATCATCTGTAACTACCACTTCCTCAGTCGTAGGCACCTCAGAGGCACTGTTCAACTGAGAGAAATCTTCATCCGACATACCCAGAGGATTCTTCGCGGTAGGCATTAGTTGCTCTCTTCCTGACGAGCAGCTTCAAGTTCTTCTTCCATCTCGTCCATCTTGGCAGCAACTGCATTGCCCATCTGGACGCACTGTGAGAGCCAACGACGAAAGTGACCGGCTGCCTGTGCCATTGCCGTTGCATCAGCACGTTGCTCGGCAGTAAGTACAGGGTCACCACCCTGTTGAGCAAAACGAGCACAATCTTGGATGCAGTAGCTCTCCAAGACCAACTTTTTGAAAGTTGGATCGTTGTAAAGCTTCAAAGCGAGATCACGTTGTTCGACCAGTCGCTTTGCATCTTCGATGTGTAGTTCCATTTGCGTGACTTCAGAGTTTGCCATTCTGATTGGTCCTTTTCTTTGATCCAAAAGTTAAACTTCATTCAACAAGTTGAACATACTCTAACTTACATTGTATGTCAACTTATGATTGTGGAGGAGCCTGATTTTCTGAGGTAGCCGCCGCATGACTCAGGGTATTAAAGCCTACGGCAGCAGCTACATTCGGGTCCGTTTCCCCTTCCTTTTTAGGTTTAAGGAGAGCATGTGTAACTGCCAAATCCTGATTGCCACGAGACTGAGCCTGTTGCTTTTCCATTTCTCGTGCATGGGCAGTACCAGTCTCTTGTTCGAGTGCATCAAGGTTCGTGCTATGGGCATTGGCGGTCACCAAGGCAATTTTGGCTTTATTAAGTTCAGTTTCAGCCTGAATTCTCTGGACTTCAGCCTGCATCTTCTGAAGTTCAAGTTGAGCTTCCTGCTGCTTCATTGGGTCAGGAGGAGGTGGCTGCCAGCTACGGAGCTTCTGAGCCAAAGCAGGCATCCGTTTCAACTCTGCAATTTCGGTCAGGATCATGACCGTCATTGTTGGATCCATATTAGGCCCAATGGTTTGCAACATAAATCCGAGATCCTTAGCACGCTCTTCGTCAATCTCAGCCGTGTTGATATCGACCTCAAGATCAAATTGACCTTTGAGGTCTTCACGGTTAATTTTGACGTACTGCTCATTGGTGACTCGGATTGTCTCTTCATCTGAAAGGAACTCGGAATTCATGGCAATGATCTTGGTTCCAACCACAGACATACCTTGAGCCAAACGACGAAGAATGGATGACTCACGTTTACTAGCTGCATCCATGGCACCTCTTGCTGTCGAAGCAAGGTTGCCATATGATTCACCTGAGATTCCACCAGCGAAGCTTTTCACACCTGTAAGTGCTTCAGCCTCTGAGTTTTGAAGGTTGATCATTTGTAGAGCAGAGTTGGGAATCTCAGGATACTTGTGTTCGATCAAACCTTGTGTTGGAGACAGGTTGGGGTTGAACTCATAATCCTGTCCACTCTCAAACCGGCGACGGTTGAAAGGATCCAGCATTCCTTTGGCAAATCCCTGTTGGCCATTGGCCGACCGACCCATAAGATCAATCATGCCCCGTGCAACTGCACCAAGGATTGCCTGATTGTCGCCCAAAAGCTCGGCATCAGGTTCGCCGTAAAGTTCACGCTTAACTGGGTTGTAAGTCACAACTACATAGGGAAGACCCTCATCTGGATAAGGGTTCATCTCCATGCGAATCATCTGGTTACCGATCCAAGTAGCAACAAATGGGACCAGATTACCGTCATCTTCGACATCGTACCAGCCCCAATATTCGTAGGCCACAACCTTCTTGCGAGCCTTGTCGCCAAAGTGGAAGGTCATGTCTTTGTTGACTGGGATGTGGTAAGCATCAGTCAGTGGAGTGTTGCCATTCCAGTTAACTTTGTCGAGATTTACATAGTTGATGCTCGACTTCTCCAACTCACCTTTGTAAGTTTCAAAGGAGACAACTGTGAAGAGAGCCTTCTCCCATTCACTTCCACATGAGGGGTCCATGAAGACATTTCTCGGATTCAATACTTCGATCCAAGGATGATTGGCCACAATCTCATCAGTCGTCTGCTTTTGAGTGCCATTTTGAACGGCAACAGTGGGCTGCTGAGATTCGAGGTAATAGTCTACGGCTGCCTTGAGAGCATCCGGAGTTTGTTGGTCATAAACACGGGGATTTTCCTGCTTCGTTTGCAGGGCTTGGGCCAGCATCTGTTGCTGCTCGGGTTTGGTGATGGGATAGTGTTCCCAGACTGGAACATCCTTCGTCACCTTCTTGGTGATTCGCTTCCAACTGACTCGTAAGACGGCAGTTCCATCATCAACTACCGATCGAACATAGTCATCAATGAATCGAATCCTATTGATCTTGGTTCGGAACTGCCAGTTGAGAACCATCTCATTCTGGCGAGCAGCATCGACATCAGCAAAGGTACAAGGAGAAACTTTGAACAGGTGATTGGATCCAAGAAAAGGCTCAGTCAGAGCCGAATAACGCCATTCAGCTTGGCGACGAACTAACTTCGGTTGAACTTGGGATCGACCCTTGATAACAGGAGGCTTGGCCTTACCGTGAGCCTTGAGAAGATCATTCCACTCATCGATTCGAGCGCAATTGGTATCGTGGAAAGGTTTCGCATACTCCATGTCTGTCTTCAGACTCTGGAGAGTAGGCTCGTTCTTCCACTTCGTGAGCTTCTCAGCTATCTCCGGACTGGGGGACTGAGGTTTCTGAGTATCGTTATCGACCATCTAAATGCACCCCACCTTAAAGATACATTGTATATGAATCAGGAGAGGAACAGTGCAGCTTCTCGTTTACGACGAGCAAGCAAACCGGGATCCTCTTCCTCAAGTTGAGTTTTAGGGTTCCGGACATGGCACCAACGAAGAAACTGAACAGCAACCTGATCCCAACCGTGGGAGAGCAATTGAACCAAAGAGGAAGGCTGATTCTTCACGTTATAGACGAAGCTGCAAAGGGCATCAAACTGTTGCTGATTGCACTCAGCAGGGACATGAGCATTGACCATGGGGGCAAAGATGAGATCGATATCTCGATCCAGAATGTCAGAACCTTCAGGCTCAGTTACACCATTAGGAAATGACTCACCGGATCTGAGCCGATGTCCATAGGCAATGGCAGGTACGCCATTATCCGAATAGACATGCGGCACAAATCCTTCAGACGACTTGATGAGTGTTACACCAACTGGACTGATATTGAACATTACCTGACCGTCGCAATCCAATTTGTAAACTGGTTCATTGCATCATCTTCCCCATGGATCCCAGCAGCCTTGAGCAACCAGCTTACACTGGGAATGGAGATCGACAAGGTGAGCACCTGATTGGCAGCAAGAAGCCAGTTGTACTTGATGCCGTGAGTCTCACCTTCACCTTCAAGAGCATCAATGTGAATGCCCTTGCTGGCGAAGATTTGCTTCAAGTCTTCCCACTTCTCAGGTGTAATTCCAGAAAACTGACGAGTAACCATACTGCACCTCAAACTTGAATTTTAAGTCCAGTTAGATTCGTTTACCAATCAGGATCGTAAACATAGGTTGGTAACTAGTCCCATTACTCACACTAGACTTGAGTGCTCGGGCTGCAAAGTCAATGTCATAACTCTTGATCTTCGCGATCGGAATTAGCACCCCGGTATTCCACTGCCAACCAACATTGGGGCCATTCCAACTAATCCCGGCTGCTGTCGGAAAGTAGATGTCCTTGCCACTGATAGTGACCTTCTGAGCAAGACCTGCACCTACATTCGAGGTCACTGTGAAAGGTTTCAGTGAATTAGGCAGAACGTCAAATACCGTAAAGGTGGATAGGCCGGTAGTGTTGATATCTCTTGAATAGAGAGCCGTCCCAGCAACCGCAGGCTTGGCATTGATGCTGTAGGACAAGCCAGCAGCAACATAGTTCTTGCCATCAAGGGCAGGAATGGGTAGAGGCGACACAGGTGCAGTCGGATCGGGAGTCGTAACCACCGGAACCGTGGAACTGGAATCCTGTGCGTGAGCGACGGTGCTCAGAACCAAAACAAAAAGGATTGAGCTAAGGAGAATACGGGCGAAACTGAAGGTCGTCTTCATGGTTTATCCTTTACTTCGAGTCGGGTTGAGTTGCGTCGAGGTTGTCGGGGGAAGCCGGATCTGCATCTGGTAACTTCTTGTTCGCTTTTGAAACCTTGGCCCAGATCGTCAGTGCAATAACCAGATTGCTACAGAAAAGGCTGACCTTGGTAAAGATCACCGGATGGCCAACGAATATTTGGCCAACCTGTTCCCGAAAATCGGCTGAAGAGTTGAAGTAAACAGCAAATGCCACCAACCCAATCCAAACTGCATGGGTAGTAGCACTCTTCTTCTGGAACCAAAGCTTTAAGCGATCCATATGTGTCCTCTAATTCCTGTTGTAGTACAACATATCTTGGTGGAAAGTTCAATTCATTTCCAATGTTGGGCGAGAATCTCCCCAATTACCGTGAAAAAGGAGAGTGCGCTGGCTGAAAGCATCAACCATGCCACTTTCGCCATCATAGCCACGGAGCTTTCAAGTTTTGTGATTCTAATTGTCAAAGGAGGTTCACCATTTCCTTCCCAAATCACCTTTTTGATCTTGTTGACATCTACCTGAAGCTGTACTTCCAGATCTGTATGCATTCCTGAGCCTCTCTAAAATATAAATATAGGGTATACAGCTTTTGGAAGATCACCCGAATTTGAATCTACAGTGTATTTTTGCCCAAGTAAACCTTTAGGTAAGGCATGCTGAACGAAGCCATGTCTGTCTTAATCACCGCCTCATCATTCCAAGACCTTGTCTATCTCAACGGTTGCTCGAACTCAATTCGAACTTACCAGTTCCGAGAGTGATGATAAACCGAAGTTCTTTTTTGTTCTCAAATGAAGTTGTCATTTAAAATCCGAACGGATAAGAGAACTGAACACCTTTGATTGCTGAAAATGATGGGGCAACCAAATAGACGTGAAAAGTTCCGGTCATTGAACAAGCGGTATTAGTGGCCGTATTTGAAGTTGAGTTGTGGCCTTGTATTCCCCAAGCAAATAGACTTCCTATCACTCCATCTTGCTGAAAAATTAAGAATCCATCAACATCTCCAACGAAATCCCGCAAACTACTTCCGCCCGAAGCCCCAACGACTGAAGACGATCCTCCACTTGTTATCGTATTCAAAACCTCATTGCCGTCCGTTTGGGCATCATATTCATAACGGCAACTTGAAGTATTTGCCGCAATTGCAAATGCGATTGGATCGCTAGTTGAAGCTCTAGCAACGCCGAAGTTGAAACTCCAATAGGTATTTGCCGCAAGCGTAACAGTCTCATTTGACTGATAAGCCGATACACTTCCAGGTAAGGTAACGGGGGTTGAATTGAAAGTGAAGTTTACCTTACTTGGAACAGCGCTCGCCGGTAAATAGCCGGTTCCGCTCGCATTCCAGTTAGTTCCGTCATAGCAAAGATTTATCGGCTTATTCGCCGGAATGCTCAAGCTCGCGGTAAGGGTTGTTGTCCAACCGCTCGCGCCGGCAACCGCTACACTCTTGGCTCCCAGGCTGTTAATATTCACCGTCAAGCCGGCTCCGCTGTTCGCTGTTGTCGTTTCATACACGAGACAATTTCCGGCCTGGGGAATAAAGGTATTTGCAACTGTGCAACTCTGGGCCGTTCCGCTCGCCGAAGTGTCTGAGCAAGTTTGAGGCATGAAGCCGGTAATCGGAAGGTTTGTTTCGGCTGCCCTGCTATTTTGAGAAACGTTGCTCCCACCGGATCCGGTTCCACAGGTTGGGCAAGAGATCACTGATCCGGTTATAACAATTGGGGAAGTTGCGGTATAGGAAGCGGGGCTCGAACAAGTTCCGTCAAATTTCAAATATCCCGCCGTGCAAGATCCCGAAGCCCAAAGGGCAACGATATCGGAGAAAGTGGCCGCAGCCGTTGTATTGAGAGCCGTTCGCTTGATGACTCCGTTGGAACCTGGATCCGCAAGGCCGCCCGATGCGCTCGTGCAAGTTCCATCGTTCTTCAGGAACCCCGAGCAAGATCCGCCCCCGAATAGGGCAACAACATCACCATATGCGGGAGATCTCCAGGCTGAGCCCGTTGAGGCAGCAAGGCCGCTCGCCGGCCATCCGATAATGCAATTGGTTCCGACTGGATATCCTTGTGAGTTCGTGCCGATGCAATTCGTATTAATCACACTTGGGAAGTAAGGGCCGTTGCTCCCATCGATCCCAAACATTTCCCCGGTTCCCGTCTGATTCCACCAGGTTTCGTTAAATTTACCGCCGGATGTAGCGTAGTGAGCAAAACCGAAGCCGGGGAACATAGATCCCCCGTAGACTCCCGAGCCGATGTTGTCTGGGTATCCGCTGAAAAGGGAAGTTTGAGTTGCTGTATAGTCGTTCAGCATATGCGCATACATGCCCAACGCCGAACTTAAGATGCCGCCGGAATCATACATATAGGGGTTGTTGAGATTATTGATTGCCCCGTAAACATCAATTACCCGATCAAAATACTGGCCGCAAGTTGTTGAGCAATGTGGAGCCGTATTGGTATCATTCGGTAGCTGGGATTTCACCCAGTTGTTCAAATCGTTCGCGCTGAAAAAGGCCAAATGACAACCAAAATCAGTCGTGTTCCAAGGCTGAGGCGTGAGAGTGGACATACTCACAACTCCCCCATCAGCGTGAATGCTTGCCGCTACAGCGAGTAAATCCGCCTTGAGAGTGGCATTGGATGTGCAATATTGAATATCGTTGCGACCGCCAGTCAACTCAACCAGGACTGTGCTGCCGGGATTCGAAGCGAGCCAACTCGTGATGAGTGGATGAATGGTCGTTGAATAATTTGCGGCCATCGAAACGATTGTGGATCCGATTGGCAAAACTGTTTTGTGGGTTGCTTGCTTAAAGAAAGGAAGACTTGCCGCATAGAACGGCAAAAAGTAATTTGCATTTTCAGCATTCCCGTAGCTCCCGCTAGTTGCGGAGATCAAAGGACAGGCTGCGGTCCAATGGGTAGAATCCACAACGGAGGCAACCTGGAAGAGATCCAGGCCACTAGTCCATGCGGCATAAGGGGAAACCATTGCCGGCCATCCCCCAACCGCATCGGTTGAAAACCATTCATTTAATACAAGGTTGTGAGCCGCTGTCGAATGGAAAGAGCAAACCCCAGCGCTTTGAGTCCAACCCGTCATGGGTATTGCCGTTCCATGTCGAAAAGCTCCCGCGTCATCCCCAATCGTTGAATCGGGGCCAGCCCAGATAACGAGAGACGTTGAGCTTAAAAGCAAAGGGAAAGTGTTCGGGGTTGCCCATTTTACCCCGTTCGTCATCGTATGATCAGCCGTTATAACTTGCCCATCGGAGCCAACCGGGAGCCGTTGGGGAGATCCGGCCGAGCCCCCAACAATCATATCCCCCAAAGTTGTCATTGGGTTACTAAATGTTCCGCCGGTAAACGTGCAAGCTGTTCCCGTACAACTTACCCCAGGCCCCGAGAAAGTGAATGCCCCAGGGGAACCGTTAATGCTCCCAACAACGTTACTCGCTTGGAGTAATTGATTAAACATCGTTCGCGCATCAGTAACGCTGGTAATTGCCGAGTCGCTCGTAACCACTGATGCAATCGGAATATCGGAGCCAACGAAAGCCGTACTCCTAACGGCCGGCACGCAACTCGAAGCCGTATTAAGGTAAACGCGATTCGTTACACTTGCTGTCATTGTGAGAGTTCCGCCGGCATATGTCACAACGGATCCCCCGCAAAACGCGCGGCCGGCAGCAATGTTCAACGTAAGGCCGCTTCCCTGGGTAGGAAGGTAAAGAGTAGTGAAGACTTGTGCCGATGTGGTCAAAGCCCCAAATGGAACCCAATTAGTGCCATCGCTAATACATGTGCGATGAGTCGATCCACCAGCAGCAATGCAATCAGTTCCTGAAGCATCATCAATAGTTCGGATAACATCTCGTGATTCAGATGCAGCAGGAAGTTGGGAGATATGGACAGGAAGCACACGGAAATTACCCTTCACATCAGTCGGACCTTGAACGGTCTGACTGAATATGAAGGTTGGCAGGAAGATGAAAGGTACAAGATACTTGAGAATCTTCATTTTTTGTCCTGTCTTATGCTGGGGGATACATCATTGGGGTTACGTAACTGAATGTGTTGTCCAGTTGTTTGGCGAACATCTGTTGACTGATCGCATTCGGATCCAAGGAAATATCACCATGGCTCGTGAAAGCAGCAGGCCAAACAAATGTGCGTCCACCAACAGAGTCTTGGACGATACGAATGATGATCATTGGAGAACTCAAGTCAATTCCAACAATCGTGGACGAAGTGACATTGCCTGTGAGGGTTAACTCATTGGCAAAGGTCGCACCCACATTAAAGATTGGGGTGACACTGAAAGGCACTTCGTAAATGGCATCACTCGGACCGGGAAGTGGAGGGGAATCAAGAACCTTGAGCCAGTCAGAGACACGTTTGATCTCAGAAAGATGTCGAGCAACACGTTTGACTGTCTCATAAGCGTTGCCGATCAGACGATCGATCAGAACTTCATGACCCCCAATGGGGTCTTCAGAATCTCTGTACATTGACATTTAACGCCACCCTCTTTGTCGGAAAACGATGCTGGTAGTGGAAATGCTGGTGTTGACTGTGTCATCCTGAGTAACGCTGGCACACTCGTTCTCATAGGTGTCATGGTGTCCTTGTGCGATTGCCATTGCTTCTTGCGTGTTCATGCCTGAATAAATTTTCCAAGCAATGAAGGCAGTCAGAGCACTGAAGAGAACTTCCGGCAGTTCCAATTCCGTCTCCATCTCATCAAGAGTTAGAGGAGGGTGTTTGGCCTGATATGTGAGTGATAATACCACACCCGGAACTGCTCTGGGAACCTGTAAGACTTTTGTTGTAGGGGTGAAAAGTGAGTCCGGATTGCCTCGATCATTGAGTGGCAGATCCCGACCAAAGCCATCGGTTACCCCAATCACCTTGAGCAGATCGTCCGTAAAGGGTTCACCGATATCGTTAATGAATGGTCGAGGGTCACTGTGCCCATCCCAATTAGATTCAGCGAATTGTGAACTAAGTGGGTAGGTTGTCTTGCCTTCCCGTTGCTCAATCAATAGACCCTTTTCCTTCAAGATAAATCGAGTGTAGAGGTCGAGCAATCCGTTGTTAGTTTGAAAGATGACCTTGGGTTTGTGCCGTTCAGAAATCTCACCTTCACCAGAGTCACCCATGCTGAGGTTGCTCAACTCATGTAGAGATAAGTTGGTGAAGAGTTCGTCCACTGTCATAAGAATCCCTCTCTATACAATATAGGATGAAAGAGCAGTTCGCTCATCAATTTTTTCGTCTTCCCACATTTGTTCCCCACCAACTTCCGGAGGAACAGCATCAGCAGGTTTCCATGGTTTGAGGAAGCCGAGCATCGAAACTGTGTCAAGACAGTCGTCCTTTCCCTTCAAACCATTCTTTGTGGCCAGTCGAATCTGACCCAAGAATTTCTTCATGATGACGGTTAACTTCATCTCTTCTGGAAAGAACATCTTACCGGCTTTAAACCAAGGGACTACAAGATTGAACCGAGCAAGTTTATCCACGATGGGTCGGATGCCGGGATCGCCACTCTTCTCTGAAGATGCAAAGTTGAACCAAACATTTCGAGTAATCATCTCGTTCTGGAGCCAAGTAACAAAAGCACCTTGCTGCCCGGTCACTTCGATGCCAACTTGTTGAGGCTTATACTCTTGCACCAATCTAAAGAGGGTATCGATAGTGACATCCATGGTCTGCCTTTCGGCCTCACCGTCAACCCAAAGCCAGTCACCATTTGAACTGTAGGCCCAGACTGCAATGGCCGAGTCATCAGCCTTCTTCTTTTTGGATGTTGCGAAGTCCGTTGTAATGTAGAAGTTATAAGAACTCTTGACTGCCAGAAGTTTGGTTCTGTTGTACCACTTTATCTCGGAGTCTTGCACGAGACGCTCCTCTTCAGAGGAGATCCGGAGCATCAACTCTTGCTGGAAGCTATCCAACTTCCCCGTTTCCACAGCCATTTTATACTGTTCTTCAACATAATCAAAGGTGAATCGATCCGGCCAAGCTCCGGAGAACTCTTCTCGCGTGCATGGATACTTCTCGCAGACTGGCCACACGTTGACATCCCACGCTCCGGACTCGACCGCTTCTATAAGAATGTCCTGTTTGTTGAACGGCGTGCCGTTGAAGATGATCTTCCGACGAGTTGGGTCTAATGCGTGGTTCACTCCTTTATAGACTGTGTTCTTGATCGTTAGCATGGCGGCCATGGAGTCAGCGTCGTCATCACTGACGAGATCATCCAATATGGCGAGCACAGGACGCTTCCCAAAGATCTTGGTTCCACGGAGTCCGGTCTTCGCACCGAACATTTTTATCCCAAGCATCTCCCCATTCTTGTTCTTGAACTCAATGTAGTTATCTGTAAAGTGAGCTTCAGGCAACCACTGTTGGAGAAATTCAGAGGCGTTGTATCTGAACTCGATGTTCTTGCGAGCAGACTTGACACCGTTTTCCATGGAGTCCGAGACATAGATCAAACTATCCACGTACCCAAAGTTAGGTATGTGGTGGAAGACTGCTAGAAAGAGTGTGAAGTATTCCATGAACAGAGTGGTCTTGGCTGCTCCTCTAAAACATATGTTTGCAATGTAAGCCGATGGTTCGACAATTTTGTCGAGCATCTTCAGATGCACAGGGGGTGTCTTGTGTGATTCCCCCACCGTTCCATTCACGAGCTTGATGAAGTTCATGAAGGTCAATGCAAATTCCGAGGGCATGTATTCAGGGGAATTCAGGATAGAGTAGTCCACCTGATTCAACCACTGGTCAAGCTCCTGCTTAACTAATGCTGGCACTTGCATCTCCCTCGATTAATTTCTGGGCTGTGATCTCGTTAGTGGGTACGCCTTGAGCGATCATGTCTCTCTGCCGAGTCGCCAGCTTCACCAACATATCTTTGAGTTCGTTCATGCCTGACGTTTCACGCAGGTCGATGTTGACAAGCGGTCCAGCTTCTTTTGGCTTGGCCAAATGAGTGAGGATTGAATTGGCTGCCTGAGTCCTCACCAGTTCGCTGACCGCCGATGTCATTAGATCGACCTGAGTGTTGATGGCTTTCTGATATGCATCTTGGTTCAACACCCAACTCGGTACCAAGGTCTGCTCTAAGATAAGATTGACGAGCTTTCCTTTATTGTATGCAGACACATAAGACCCGATGTCTTTATTGGACGTACCCTTGGCGACGAGTTGCTGATAGCGAGTCGGGAAGGTTTTGCAGTACGCATCCTGATTGCTCATGCCCATCAGCTTGTGACTTACATATATGACAGCATGTAAATAGTCTTCTGTTTTAAACTTCCCCTCCTGCAATACTTTGGTGTACGACAGGAAGTTGTCCCGGACCTGTTCTGCCACAATGGGGTCTGTGACACAAGTGTTGATCATGTCTACAAGAGACTGTGTGGCCGCACCCTTGAGATTGGGTGGCAAGGCACGAGCGACTTGGTCTAAGCTAACGGACATGTAATCTCCCCTAATATATGTTTAGTTTAAAAGCTTGAGGCGTGAACCCAGAAGAGTCAGGTACGTTCCCATCGCTGAGAACTGTGCCAGAAGCAATTCCTGTTGGAGACTTTCCAGAAGCGTAAAGTGATTGCTGCCAATGAAACCTTCCAGCTTCACGACCTTGTCATTTAATTCGGCATACTCGACGTGCAGCCGATCGATGAAACTGGCATACACACAGTGACTCTTCTCAAAGATGTCCTTGAGTACCCAAGTAACATATCCATCGAACCCAATCAGGTTTGGTTTGCCCGGTATCTGTACCAGATACCCTTCATCCTCATCCCGTTCACCGGCAAGCCTTGGCCAGTCACGAAGCTTGTTGTATTCGGCCCTTGTCATTGGGGTCGCCTTTACCTGCTGCTTGCTCAGGTAATCCTTCATCTGTATCTTGGTTTCGCTCATGAAATATTTTTATCCTTTGGGTTGCATTGTTCTCAAACAGAGTTTAGGCTATCTTCCAGTTCAATAGCAACCCCAAAAACTTCTCTCTATTAAAAAATAGAGGTGAGGTAACGCAGAACTGTGTCTAAAAGAGGGTTGTTTTCCACAGCTAAAAGAAAGGAGAATCAATGGAAACAAAGCTTTTAACCAACATGCTGGAACAGGTAAAGCAAATTCAGACTACTTGTCTGAAGAGTACTAAGCCTTTAGATACGAGCATCTCAACCATTCCTGATGACAAGTATGCCAAACTCATGGCACCATGCACAGGACCAACGGACGATCCCACCCGAGGAGACTTGCACTAGAACTTGACAATCTCAAACTTAAATGATAACGTCATCTCAAGTCGCAGCAGTCTTGCTTCGTGCCAACCCCAGTGGATAGTGGGGATATAACTTCCACAGTCAAAGTGGGCCTCTCCTCCCATGATTTGACATTAAGGCTCCCTCTCTTCTCTTCCTCCTCCGAGACAAGATGATGGGAGCCTTCCTTATTGACCCAACATATGATAGAAGAGATGTATGACAGTCTTCCGCAACTACCATATGGCAGAAGCAAGACAGTTCGTTGGAAACAACTGCATTGAACTTCTCTACTGGATGTGTGTCCCCGGAGTCGATGACTGCCTTGAACTCCACACCACAGATCACCCAATCATCCATGGACCCAAGGAAGAAGTAACCGAGATCGGTGACTGGATCGTCAAGGATATCAAGGGTGAGTTCCATCTCATGAAGCCAGCAGAGTTTGAACATCTCTCCATCACTTTTAGATCCCAAACATAAATAGGAAGTCTATAGTAAAAAACCCTCAGCATATTTTTGGGGACATTCTATATTTATGTTTGAAGTACCCTCTAAGAAATACTGAGGGGCCATTCTAAAAAAGTTCATGATTAAGTTTCAAAGTAGTTTGGACACTGTGGACACTTAGGACACAGGGTACCCCCCCGGTATCTATCTGGGGCGCTACGCGCCTTCTGGGATCTTATCCCACAAGGAGCTATCACCATGGCGTCAGCGAAGCAAGCCGTTGGTAATGTATTAGATGCAGTCATTGCATCGTCTAATGCCATCACTGGTACAGTTTGCCTACTGGGCAAGTCTGCAACATATGGCAACAACTGGATGGACGCAGTCCTCAACAAGCAGAGCGTAAGCCTCGCTGTTGATCAAGCCATCTTTGAGCAGAGCTATCGTGCCATTAAGGCACAAGAGCTTGCACAGATTCAGAAGACCATCCAAGCATGGGCATCTGATACAGCAACTGAGTTGCTTTATAAGGAAGCACTCGCAGTCGTGGATCAAGCCATTACTTCTGTAAAGAAGTAGTGGCTTAGCCACAAGCTGAGATAGTCTAGTCTCAAACTAGACTTCCCTTAAACACTAACTTGTACTGGAGGTAGTTCAATGGCAATTGAATTTGTTCCAACTTCAAGTAATTATCCTGATGCTGCCTCAGTACTTGAGCAGTATCGTGTTAATCGGTTGAAAACAAAGCCGATTAGTAAGTCAGATCTCGACAATCTGACTGAACTGTTTGACCGTTTAAACGGCAAGCAAGCAATGGCTATAGTCATTCAGATTGAACAGTTTCGTGCCAATCGTCGTGCAACTGCACGCAGGGGTGTTCAGTGAGTGCAACTCATTCACCAACTTTCGACAGATTGTTCATCAACTGTCAAGCTATTTGTGATCGTTACTTTAGCGATCCACAAACACATGTTAGTAGTGCAATGTCGTTCAATTCTGAACGTGCTTGCACACACAATCTAGTGAACTTGGAGCTTGGTACGGTTATCCGTACTGCTCAATATTCACCTAATGAAGTCGCTGATCTCAATGCAGATATGCGACTTACTAACCAACGCTGGTTGCCAGTGTAGAGAGTGAGCATTGCTAATGCAAACCCCAATCGATTCAATGATGGGTATGTGCGCCATCGGACTCGCCGTATGTGGCGTATGCTTTGTCTTTGCAATAGTTTATATGGTGTTGGAAGACAAGCTCCGTATCGCTGAATACGAAGCTCTTGAGCAGGAACGTCTCACTCGTGATGATAACGCTCATCGCGAGAACATTGCCATGCATTGGCAGAATTAAACTCGCCTAGCTCGTCGTCCGACTGAGCTAAACCATCCCACCAAATCTCTGCGTAGCAAACGCTGGCATCTGCCCATCAGATGCCAGCACATTTCAACTTCGAGGTGAACTATGGCTGTATTTGGTTATCTTGCATTTGCGATCGCAATACTCATCTACACTATAGGTCGTAGCCATGGGTATAAAGCTGGTCGTAAAGCTGGCTTAACTGCACATATTAAACTAGATGATGAGTAATCTCATTTAGTTTTTTTCTTGGTTGTTCCATCTACTTAACAACCAATAATCTCAACTTTTCCAACTTTGAATCTGATCCAAGGAGGATCAATACTCACATGGCAATCGACTTCAGCAAGACTTTCGGTGCAGGTGCGGCTACTGCAACATCATCCAACCAGAGCAAGCCCAAGGCACAGTTCTGGATCAACATCGGCGTGCTCACCGAGCACAAGGATGACAACGGCGAGCAGCGTTTCGTATCACTGGCCACAGGCATTGCCTTGGACACGATGGAAACACTGCCCACAAACAGCAAAAACGTTATGTTCGGCCAGTTTCAGGCTGCACGTAACGACCTGCGTGACCAGTTGGTCGCAGCAGCGAGCACACTCAAACCCGGCGAAGCGGCATACATCAATGCCGAGTCCGGTCTGAAAATTCAGATCCGTCGCGTGAGCGAGGAAGTCAACGCAGTTGCCGGTGAAGGCAATCCGTTCCGCGTCAAGCTGGGACTGGTGTCCGACTCCACAGCGGCTGCTGTGTAGTCAAGTCATGGGCTGCATCCAGTAATGGGTGCAGCCTATCGACCTTGGATTTCGATAATCCAACTACCTAAAAGCTAAGTTTAACTTTTAGGTCCAATTTGGCGATAACCGCCTAAGTACTAAATCCATATCTGAGGTGTCGTATGAAATGGTACCTTGATGAGGTATTTCCATGGGAATTTGTCATTCGTGAAGTTCCTGAAAATGCCACATACACTCAAATTAAGAATGGACGATATATTGCAGGATTACCTAAGCTTAGGGGTATTCGGGCTAAGGTAATTGGTGATGCAATCGTCTATCTTTGGAACTCAATGTTCCAATAACCATAAACGCCAAACATGAATTTGAAGGAGATCCAAATGATCAAAATACTCGGTTGTGTTTTGCTACTTTTTGTAGCAATCATTGTCATAGCTGAAATGGGGATATGGATAATAGTTGTGCTCCTGAGTATACCTTGGATATTTGGTGTAATGGTGCTCTACCAATATATCTTTAGTGAACCAAAAATAAAATCATGATCCAGGTTTGCAGTGGGTGACCATAGGACAGTTTTAATGAGGAATGCTTATTTCAAAAAGAGTGAGTGAATAATCTACCACTACAAATCTAAATATGAAGGGAATCCAAACCATGGATCAATTTGAGTTGGAACCTATTCCAGATAAAGAAGTTGCTCTCGAATGGTTGAAGGCACAACAGAAACATGGCAATACAATTGCCCTTCATCATGCTAGACGAATTCTTCCTGTCTTATTGTCTTTGAAACCAGAAACAGTTGAAGCTTTTATGAGGGAAAGATCATGACTGAATTCATCGCTTTACACCTGACTGCTGTGAACGGTATGGGAATCCTAATTGTGATCTTGGTCACAGCAATTGTTGCTGTGAGTATCATCTACGAGATCATTCGATTCAATGAGAAAAAGCAAATTAACAAGCCGAAGGAGCGCATTAGCTATGACGCAAAAGATACTTCGCTACGCAGGTATCGGTAGTCGGCAAACTCCTCATCCGGTGCAGGACATTATGACATCCATCGGTCAGCAATTAGCTGATCGATGGATGTTACGTTCTGGTCATGCTGAGGGAGCCGATCAGGCATTTGAAACTGGCGTACTTCTGTATGCCATGTCAATCAACTCGCATGATCCAAACATGGAAATCTTCATTCCTTATAACGGATTCAATGGAGCTTTCCGATCCAGCAAATATATCCTTGTCCAACCTAGTGATGAATTAAAAAGGATTGCTAGACACTTTCATCCAGCATGGGAACGCTGTACGGAGATGGCCAAGTATCTTCACATGCGAAACGTATGGGAAATTGCTGGTCAAGATCTCAATACACCAGTGGATATGGTGGTATGCTGGACTCTCAATGGTAAGTTTGAAGGTGGAACTGGCCAAGCATTGCGTATGGCCCAGCACCTCAACATACCGATCTTTAACCTCGCAATCCTTGGTGTAGACCAAGAACTCTGCGATTTCATTCAACAAAAAGAGAGTGAACTCAATGTCGAACCTGAGCATTCCAACTGATCTGGTCGAACTATGGAAATTCCTAGCCGACCAGAAGGATCCATTTCCTGTTGAGCCGGAGGACATGAAAAACTTTGTTCTCCGGATCGCCAAAGCTGAAGAGGATCTGAAGCTTGAAAAACAAGTCCACAAGATTACCTTGCGTGATCTTCAAACTGCTGAAGAACAAATCAGCACAACCTGCAAAAAGTGGCTTGCTGTTATTGATAAGAAGAAAGCCTAGTCTCACAAGGTTTCCTTGCTGCGCGTGGAAACCTTGTTCGCGTTAAAAGGAGAAAAACAATGTGGTTCCTGGTCGATGAACTTATTGAGCAGTCTGTCTTTCACGGTACGCACCGTGAAGTGTGGGAGAAGTTTCGTTCTCTCGAACCAAGTGACCAAGCTCATCATCATGTTGAGCCTGAATTCCTGCCCTTGATCAAGGGTAGCAAACGTGAAGCTCCTGTGGAGCGTGCAGATCCTGATTACACCGCTGGTGTAAAACGTTGCATCCGGGATCACGCTACCCGAACTGCCAGACAGCAGATTCGCAAAGAGTTACGTCAGTATATCTTTGGGGGATATGCAAGTGTGCGCTGTGAGGAATAAAATCACTTCAATACTCGTCTTTTGTTTGAGTGTTCCTCCGAAATAAAGATGTCTAACTGAGGGGGCCAGCAATGGCCCTCTACATTAAACCTTTAAAGGATAGTTCCTCAGTGAATGCTTACATCCCACATTCCTTGCCTGCAATGACTTCAAAGATTCGTGCAAACCAATCAACAGATTGTCAGAGAGGCAGTCACGAAAGATGTGGCGGCCATCGTGCTCCTAAATATGGACAGCGTCCAATCTGCTGCTGCCCATGCCACAAGAAACCAAAAGAGGTATCAAATGACATGCAGCCAAATGCTCACGAAGTATGAAGATACGGCTGAAGAGAGCCGTGTAAACAAGCTTCTGGATAAGCTGATCACGCTTGAGCGTGATCTCAAAGAAGCTCGTGTTGGTTGGAATACAACTATTGCTGAAAACCTCAAACTCACAACTCAGATAGAGAACGCCAATTATATTATTGGTGTTCAACAACTGGAATTGGAACAACTAAGGAAGAGCGTATGAAAATAGTTCTCAATCATGAAGGCACGCTCAATGCACAAGAAGAGTGTGACCTACGCTATCTGCTTGCAGATGCTTTGCTCGATTTCATTCGAGTACGTCGAGAGCCACTCTACGTTGAAACACATTACATGTGGCAATCCAAGGAATTCAGAGACAAAAAGAATATTGAAGTCTCTCGTCGTATGGATCTTGCTCACAAACTTCGCAGCACTGCACTTAACCTGACTCTTGAGGAAAATAATGGCAAACAAGAAAGTGTTTGTATTCGGTAGCAATGAGGCAGGCATTCATGGAGCGGGGGCAGCTAAGGCTGCCCTCCAATTGCATGGTGCTATATTTGGTAAAAGCTATGGTCACTATGGTAACAGCTTTGCCATTCCAACCAAGAGCGAACTCATCGAGACAATGAACATCGAACGAGTTCGTGATTACGTGACGGGTTTCATTGCTTATGCAAGAGGTCATCGTCACCTAACATTCATCGTTACACGTATCGGTTGTGGACGCGCTGGTTTCAAGGACAGAGAAATTGCACCGATGTTTTTCGATGCTCCCAAGAATTGTCAGTTCGACAAGACATGGGAACCATTTCTTGGAGATAGTGTCGAGTATTGGGGGAGGTTCTGATGAATCACATACAAGGAGGTTATCGCATGATGACGCATTTTGGAGATCCCTGCATTCACTGCCAGATTCTCCATGACGATGTTCCTGTTGGACCGTGCCAAGGCGATCCAGCGAAGGTGATTGATATTGCCTTCTGTTCGCTTGGTGTTCGACGGGATGGAATCGAGCGGTTCGTGGTACTGCAAAGTGATAATACACTGCGAGAGCATTACGCGCACCCGGCGATGCACTTCGGAACACGCCATCAGGTGAACTGTACTGTCTTTCCGGCGTTGAGGTACGATCCGGAACTAAAGCAGACCGCCATTCGCGCTGGTTGGCTGGTAGGGAGGACTCACTAATGTTAACTAAAACTGAAAAGAAAGATGCTCTGCAATCTTTCATTGATGCTCGTAATCACTTAATACGAGTAATGGAACTTGATGGGAAAAGCATAGATGAAATGCTTCAAACCATTAATACAAGTCTTTACGATATTGGCCCAATCATTGTTGAAAATCGTAGAAAAGCAAGAGAGGGGATGAGCATGAAACTGAACGAAAAGCAGAAGCAGATTGCATGGGGAGCGTGGGTTGACCACTATGACGAGAACAGCAACGCGATTGGTGTGTATGCAGCAGTAGCCGCCGTTCTGGAGGCCCAGCGCTTCAAGGATAGCCCGAAAGCGCTATCGTTCCACGATTGGTGGACATCGCAGGGTAGGTTCATCGACCCGGATACAGAGGATGTTCCTTGGTTCGATAAGCGTGAGGCGCTGGCAGAATATGCGTGGGACGCCGCTATGCGCCAGTCTGAGGAAATGTGCAGCTAACTCCGCAGGATCATCGAAGCGGATTCTAACAGAGCTGAGCCGTAGAGCCTACGACAGCAGCGTGCCTATCACGCTGCTGGTGGTAGTAATCACCGCAATCAACGAGAAGAGAGAAGGAGACCGAGCATGAGTGTACAGGTGTGTTACGAGTCTACGGTCGAGGGGCAGGCCACAGTCACCCTCCTCCAGCACGGGTGCAACAAGTTCAGCGTCCAGTACGGCAAACAGTCTACGGGCATCACGGACTATAACCGAGCGGCCATGAACCTAGGGTCGTGCTTGATGCATGCGCTGGCGTGTGCTGGAAAGGTGGACAACCGGTGATAAAGATATTGATCACCGCTCGGAGGGACGCAGCAAAGGAGCAGAAGCCATGAATTGTAAAATTTGTGGTGAACCAATTAAATTAGTTCCTTCTGCTCAGGAGCGTGCTAAAACATATGGTAAAACTCCTGAGTATTACACCAATCTGTTCACAACACATAGTTGGTGTGAACTTCATAAGCGTGAGGAATCTCTAAGAGAATTCCTTGCTGCTAAACAGGAGAAATCCAATGAGCTTGAGCATTCATGAAAAACGAGTGTTTGATAAAGCATTCGGAATAGAAACATCACGGCTGCAAATGTATACAGCCGTGGAAGCAGTAAAAGCATTAAGCCCAAAAACTGCATCACAAATGCTCCTCGAATTTCATAAGAAGTTCAATATACCTATGTTACCTTCACCCTGCATTCCACTACCCTCTCGTCAACAACTCAGAGTCGAGTTGATCGATGAAGAGTTTAAAGAATTCAAGGAAGGCATTGCAAATCATGACATCGTTGAGATAGCCGATGCATTGGCTGATCTCATCTACGTCATTTACGGTGCAGCCCTTGAGTTCGGTATTCCGATCGACAAGGTTGTTGAAGAAGTTCATCGTTCCAACATGACCAAGGTCTGGCCGGATGGTACTATCCACCGTCGTGAAGACGGTAAGATCATGAAACCTCCCACGTATTCACCTGCCAACATTAACAGCATTCTCTACCCCAATGGAGAAATGAAATATTCAAATGAGTTCACTTCAGGATCATCAAATCGAATTGGAGAGGTTGTTCAGCAAGAACCAATTGATCCCTCGGATCAAGGCTGAATTCACCAACTGTGCTGTATTCAACTTTGAACATTTTCTCAAAGAGGTCAATATTCCTATCCTCTTTGGGATAGACATGCTCACTCAAATGGCTCTTCACAAGAGAGCCAGCATGGCAACTATGGTTGGTTGCCTTCGGCATCACTGCAACACTGCTCAAGAGGTTGCTGATCTATTGCTGCTCGCAGCAGAAAACAACCTTGTCAACTATGATGTCAGCACTCAAACATTCATTGTCAACTTCACGTTGAGTGATGATGTCCAAGCTGAACTTGATCGGTTCCAATATCCATTGCCTATGGTTGTGGAACCAAAAGAAGTAAAGTGCAATCGAGATACTGGGTATCTTACAACTTCGGGATCTATCATTCTCAAGAACAATCATCATAACGATGATGTTTGTTTGGAGCACATCAATCATGCGAATCGTGTTGAGTTCGTCATCAATGCAACAACTGCCAAGATGGTCAAGAATCGCTGGCGTAATCTCGACAAGCCCAAACAGGGTGAGACTGTTGAAGAATTTCAAAAGCGCAAAAAGGCGTTTGAGAAATATGACTCAACAGCGAAAGATGTCATCGATCTCTTGCTCAAGGAAGGCAATAGTTTTTTCCTAACTCACAAGTATGACAAACGTGGCAGAATTTACTGTCAGGGTTATCACGTCAATTACCAAGGAGCATCATGGAACAAAGCTGTGCTAGAGTTTGCCAAGAAGGAGCAGATGGTCGATTGAAGGTCCAGACAATGGACCTTCAGACGTTCAACTGTCTCAAGCGTACCTTCGCAGATCTTGCAATTGGTGACACATTCGATTTCATCAGAATGGCTCAACCTGTGATGAATTCGTTCTATCGCCGTTATGTAAAGATTTCTGCTCGACGGTATCAAGCAACCACGGAACCAAAGACTATATACAACATTGGTTCCATCCATACCTGTGTCTACCATCTGGAGGAAATCGATGGGTTTTGAATTTGATCTTCGTACGGTTCCTGCTGATAATCAGGATCCAAAAATTCAACATCTACAGGCCATGAACAATCAACTCTGTAAAGAGTTGATTGCTCTGGCTGAACCAAAAACACAAATCTGGATGGACATTGAATCCGCTCCATTGAATGGAATGGCTATCCTACTCGCTCGTATCGACAAGGAAGATGACACTGTCATCTTTGCCACAGAAGGTTTGTGGGAGCTTGTTGAATACAGTGACATTGATGGCAGACCCGTTTATGACTGGTCTGTCAAATCTGGTTACATGGATGAGCCAACTCACTGGATGTTTCTTCCAAAGGTGGTAAAGTGAAACATTTCAAGATCACTGGTACCATGGTTGAGGAAAACGATGGTTGTCCAACAATCTATATCCGAACCAAAACAGAAACGCAGGAGTTCATTGACATTCCAGAATGGATGACTCCTGCCCAAACTGAAGCCGTTAATAGGAAATACGCACAAGATCCTGATGGCTCACCCTCACTCAAGCATTTTTATACTCGTGTGAAACCTGCCATCGGTGGATACTGTAGTATCCGATGGTGTGGGATATGGCTTGGTATAGAGAAAGATGGGTACACTCACTCATGAGTGAAATGACACCCAACAAAACCATGCCTCATCGCATCTACCTCAATTACATCTTATTTTTTCAATCAACCAGTGAATACGAAGCTCGTCGTCAGTTTGACATATTAAAACTGATGGTAAAAGATCCCCGTCATCACTATTACAAACGAAAAGTGGAATTGTTCAATGGGCAACACTGCATTGATTTCTACAAGTTTCGTGAAGAAGAGGAGTGTAATGCTTCACACTATATCGTTGAACCTCCTCCTTTGGCTTGAGGATGGTCTGGATGCTATTGGGCAGAAGCAGAGTCAAACAGACTTCGTTTCTGCCCATAAGAAGTTATCTCAACAGCAGGCTGAGATTATTTATCAGACTGCAACTAACATGATCACCATTCACAAAACACAGAAGCGAGCCATCGCTTATGTGCAGCAAGAAAAATGCAAATACAGGAAAAAATCATGATCTGCAATGAACGAGTTCCTTTCCGACTAATTCAGATGCCTTGCTGTCAGCATCTATTCTGCAACGTCAACCACCGTTGGCCTAGCTTCTGTCCAAATTGTGGAGCACATGTATTCCCTCAAATAAAGGGCTGTGCTCTCATTTTGGATGAAGATGCTTGGCTCAAATATGACAATGGAGAGAAAGACAATGCAAAGATTCTCGGCAAAAGAGTATCTCAAGATTGACGTTGCCAACAGCTTTGGCTTGGACAAGAAAAGCTGGGCAGAGCGAATCCGTTGGTTCGATGACAATGAAAAAGACTTTGGCCAACTGATTTACAAAGCCGAAGAACCTGCAATGTTCTTCGCTGGAATCTCTGCATGGGAAGCAGTGAAGAAGGGCGAACCGATCGGTTATCCGATATCCCTCGATGCAACATCTTCTGGTCTACAGATACTGGCTGCTCTTACAGGTGACCTGTCAGCAGCCAAGCTCTGTAATGTGATCAACACTGGCAATCGTGAAGATGCCTACACCAATGTCTACAAGTTCATGATCAACATTCTCGGTGAGGATGCAAAGATCCAACGTGAAGACACGAAGCGCGCGATTATGACTAGTTTGTATGGTTCACGGGCTGTGCCTAAAGAAGTATTTGGTGAAGGTGTTTTATACAACTTGTTCATCTCCACCATGCAACTCTTGGCTCCAGCAGCATGGGAATTGAACCAAACATTTTTGGATATGTGGAACCCAACAGCGTTAGAGAATAGCTGGATCCTGCCTGATAATTTTCACGTTCATGTGAAGATCGTCAGCACGATGGGTGAGACTGTCCATGTATTCAATGAACCCATCGACACAGTACGCAAGATTAATGCTCCAATGTCCGAAGGACGATCTCTTGGAGCCAATACCATTCACTCTATTGATGGCATGATTGTGCGTGAGATGACTCGTCGTTGTGACTACAACCCAGAAATAGTTCAAGAAGCCTATCGAATCTTAGTAGATCAACCAAAAAAGCCTACTTATCCTCGAACAGATAACGTGAAGATGGTTGAAACTCTTTGGCACAACTATCAATATTCTGGATTCCTATCTGCTAGGATTCTGGACTACATCGATGAAGACTCAGTGAACGTGATTGACGTTCGTCAAGATGTCATCAACCTACTTCGATCACTGCCGGAAATACCATTCCAAATCATCGCTGTTCATGACTGCTTCAGGTGCCTGCCCAACCATGCCAATGACATGAGAGAGCAGTACAATCTGCAACTGATGCTGATTGCTCGCTCGAACTTGCTGGGCTTTCTGCTCAGTCAAATCATGGGCAAGCCAATCGTCATTGGGAAACTCCATCCAGATTTTTGGAAACAAATCATGGACACTGACTATGCTCTAAGTTAAGATTATGGAGAGTCTTCTGTAAGGGACTTCACCTTAATGGAAAGAGGTTCAACTAATGAAGTACATCGTCTCTGTAAACCCCGATGCAAAAGAAGTAGCTATTTCCCCGCATGGTGAATCAGTTCCCACAGGATTTGAAGAAGTGACTGAGTTCTTCCATGGTGAGGACACTGACTCACCGGAAGTTCCCGAAACCGACAACCTGGGCTTTTCAAAGAGCCACACTATCTACAGCCATGTCAAAGATATTCTCTTTGCCAATGGTCAAGTCGATGTGAAGTATTGGAAGATCATCATGGTGTTTCCAGTTCAAATCGATGCAGAAATCAAAGTGGAACAGACAATTCAGCTTGATGTGTCTGGCTCCGGTACGGGTCGCTATCCGGAAGATACCAACTGGACGGAAGTGAGCGACGGTACAGACTATCCGCCCACTGGGCAGACAGAACCTGTTACTGAGCCAATGGAAGAGAAACTTCCAAGCATCGAAGAAAATGCTGACTTTGATGAAACACTGGGATCAGCTAAAAACATCTAGTTAGATCGTTTTTGCGAAGAAGCCCCCCAGATTCTGGGGGGCTTTCACTTTGGAGAATTATGACTGATCGCAGAGAACAAATCCTACTTCGCATCGAAGCTCGTTGCGACATCGTTGACACAGGCTTCATTCTTGATGACAAGCCATCACCCTGCCATCTATGGACTGGTCCAACATCCGGAGATGGACGTGGTGGTGGTTACGGTCGCATGAGCCTGGATAGTCAAACCGTTGCTGTTCACATCGTCATAGCCACTCACTATTATGGTTACATCCCAAGAGGCAAGCAGGTTGATCATCTCTGCAACCAGAGACGATGTGTTAACCCTGCACATCTTGAGATTGTCACTCACCTTATCAACCAACGCCGAAGGAGTATGCGAGCCAATGGGGAATAATGTTAGTCGTTCTACTCAATGGTCTGAGGAACCTGTGAAACCAACAGGTCCAATTTGTGGAGCAATGCAACCATCATGGCCATTTAAGGTTTGCAATCGCAAACCAAATCATGATAGTGATCACTGTCAACAAAAACAACAAGGGATCGCCATGGTCGATGTATGGTGGCCCAAGCACAAGGAGCCAAAGGAATAATGGATCTTTACCGCTGTACACCACGACAGGCTCGTGCGTTCATCATTGATATTCTCGAAGCCGGACTGGTCCCATATTTAGAGAGCAGTCCAGGAATGGGTAAATCAACAATCATTCATTCCATTGGATCCGAAGCCAAGCTCTTCAAGATTGATCATCGTCTCTCCACCTCGGCACCAGAAGATCTTTCTGGGCTACCTCACTTCAACAAACTTGGCCAAGCCATGTTTGCTCCATTTGTAGATCTCTTTCCGATCGAAGGGACACCCATCCCTGATGGTTGTGAGGGCTGGCTACTCTTCTTGGATGAATTTAATGCTGCACCCCGGAACATTCAAGCGGCAGCTTACAAGCTCATCTTGGATAAGATGGTAGGCCAGAAGAGACTTCATTCTCAGGTCGCCATCGCAGCAGCAGGTAATCTGGCTACTGACAAAGCCATCACCAATCCTCTTTCAACTGCCATGCAGTCGAGGCTCATTCACCTTGAAATGACCACCGACTTTGATGAATGGTTAGAGGATGTCGCCTTCAAATATAACTTTGACCAGAGAGTCATTGCTTATCTGTCTGCCTACAAAGATAAGTTTATGGACTTCCGTCCTGACCATCACGAGAAGACTTTTTGTTGCCCTCGTACTTGGGAGTTCGTTCACAAACTGATTAAAGACAAACCTGAGTTGCCTGATAGTTTCGCCATTTTGTTGGCTGGAACCATTACCAGTGGTGTGGCTGCCGACTTCGTTCAATTCTGCAAGGTCTATAAGGAACTGGTCAGTATCAGCGAGATTCTTCGTGATCCTGAAACGTGCCGATTGCCTCAAGAAAACAATGAACGGTGGGCTACGATCACCATGATGATGAGTGAAATCACTGAAAAGAATTTCAAGGATCTCTCCAAGTATGCCGATCGATTTGGCCTCGATTTCCGTATTCTGTTTTACAGATCGGTGATCGTTCGTCATATGAATCTGCGAACTCATCCTGCCTTTGCTTCAGCAATGGTTGCACTCTCACGTTACCTTCACGATTAATTGGAGGAACCAGTGGAAGACTATTCACATCTGAATAAAGATCTGGATAAAGCCAAGACTTCGATCTTCATGGGCAAGCATCCAACTTTTTTTGGATCACTGATGTGCTCGTTGAATTTTCGTTGGGACACCAGCATTAAGACAGCAGGCACCAATGCCATTGATCTAGTCTGGAATCCAGATTTCTTCACGCAACTTACACCCAAGGCTCGTGAGACAGTTCTCAAACATGAGCTTTGGCATGTTGCTCGACTTCATCACATCAGGCAGGGAACCAGAGATCATCAGAACTGGAACATTGCCTGTGACTACCGTATCAACAATGATCTACATCGAGAGGGATGCAGCTTTCAAGGAATTGAAAATTGCTGCTTGAATCCTTCCTATGATGACAATGGCATCATGGCTGAAGAAGATATCTATGATCTGCTTCAGAAGTTACCTCCACCATCCCCTGACAAGGGTAGTTGGCAACAAGGTGATGACGGTGATCTGATCCCTCAAAAAGATTCACAAGCCAACCATGCAGCAACTGTCAATGCTGTAGTCCGAGCAGTGCAGGAAGCCAAGCTGGCTGGTGAAGCTGGATCTATTCCGGGAAGTGTAGAAGAGATACTCAAAAATTTTCTTGAGCCTCAGATACCATGGCGAACCGTGTTTATGCAATGGTTCACCGACCTACTCAATGAAGATTTCACATGGAGACGACCCAACAGACGTTTCTCTGATATCTATCTACCATCACGCTTTCTCGATGATGGTCGGTTAGAGCATCTGGCTTACTATCTTGATGTGTCTGGCTCAATCTCTGCATCAGAGATACTCACTTTTAATAGTGAGGTCAAATATATTCAAGAGACTCTAAAGCCTGAACGTCTCACGTTAATTCAATTCGATGTTCGTATTACCAACGTGAAAGAATTCAAGGAAGAAGATCCCTTCGATGAAATACAAATTGTAGGTCGAGGTGGTACTTCATTGGTTCCAGTGAAGGCTCACATCGAGAAAATCAAACCTACCGCAGCAGTGATCTTTACTGATCTGCAAGTTCCACCCATGCAACCACTAGATTTTGATATTCCAGTGATCTGGGTGACAACTAGTAAAGCTGCAACAGTACCATTTGGCAAGCTCATTCGCTTGTCCTAACCGACGACGGAGTCAGTCGTATTGGAGCTAAAACCCAATGAAGAACAAAGATGAAGAAATTGAGAAATTGATCGACAAGGCATCAAAATCAAATGACTCCAATGATGCCCTGAAGTTCTCACAAGCTGCTTGTAATGCAGCTAACGCAGTGATGTGCATGATCAATGCAAAGATTGCTGAAGCGAACATACCAATCGCAAAGTAATACAGGTAAAATCAAACGCCGAGATCGGTCTTGGTCTCAACCGATTGGATCTCGGCGTTACCTGAACTAAGAGAGGAAACAATGGACGATCAACAATATATCGAGGACTCCAAAGTTCTGTTGAGCAGGATGCGTATAGCAACCTACCCACTGAAGCGAACTCTGGAAAAGATCAAACACAACGAGAAGCGAATGGCGATGCTTAAACAAGCCGAGATTCTCGAAGAAGCCATGACTGCCTTGGAAAAATATCTTCACAGATAGTCATCAAACCGTGGATAATATCCATCAGTGAGGTTCCATATGCCAACGCCAATTAGAGAAGCGTTCACTCCCTATCAGGAAGCTGTTCGATTGGGCACAGTTGCACATGAAGTTGGAATCAACTGGTCCGTTGTTATCTTCAAAGAAGATAGTACAGTGGCCGCATTCATCAACAACTGCACTCAACATGGTTATCGTACTCGCAATGAAGCCATCACCAGCGAAGGCAACTACGCTGTTCAGTATCACCATTCTGCTGACTGAGGAGAAAGACATTGATCATCAACCAATCGTACCTACTCGAAAAGGCACCCATCAAAAATATGGTATCCTCCAAACAAAGGTTTAAGGGGTTTTCTTGGGGTCTGACAGAGTGTGGCTACGACATCAGAATCAAACAGCGAGTCGTCATGTACCCCGGTCACCGCTTTGTTCTTGGATCAAGTATTGAAGAATTCGATATGCCCGACGATCTGATGGGTAGAATTCTGAACAAATCAACGTGGGCACGGCTTGGTGTGGATGCTTCTATCACCACAAATATAGAGCCAGGATGGAAGGGATTTCTAACCATCGAGTTGCATTATATGAAACTTCGGCCTATCGTTATTCCAGCAGGAGTTGGGATCGCTCAGGTTATCTTTGAGAGCATCACAACCCCCACAGGGTATATTGGCAAGTACCAGAACCAAGAAAATAAACCCATAGCGGCACGGAGATGAAGTGGCACAGTTCAAATTCCTAAGTCAACAGTTTCTTGAAGCAATGGATGAGCTTGGCGAGTATGGTTTCACCAAGCATGGTGAAAACAGTTCTCAAGCCAAGATTCTCAAGGGCGATTTGTCTCGCTCTTATCCTCGACATCAAACCAAACAAATCATGGAACATGCTCGTGATCACACCCACCAATATGAGGGTGGTATCTATCACGATTACTTTGGAGATCTGATCCATCAACTAGCCGCTGTAGCCTACAACGCCATGATGGAAGCTCAGATGGCTGGGCTGGTTGATTCTGACATTCCGCAGGCAACTGCGGAAAATTCTGATTGAGGTGTTGGACGTACTCTGATGGGCTACAACCAACACCTTTTCAGAAATATAATCCTATCTTACAGAAAGGATAAAACTATGGCCTACAAACCTAAACCCATGCCGATGTCAAAGCCCAAGCCGAAACCCAAGATGTTCATTGCTTCGCTGTGAGAGGGGGTGATCCATATCTAATACAGAAGGCCCACGACTCGACTCCTTGAGTGGTGGGCCTTTGTATTTCTTCAGTGAATTAGTTGCACAATATCTGTTGGGTTGTCCCCGGTAGATCGTTATGTGCAGCGGTTCGATCTTGCGCCTATAGATAAGATGTCACAAATTTCATTTTGGATGTGTTCTCAATTGCTCATTCTGTAAATATTTTTTTCGAGGTGTCAATGGATCCAAGTTTAAAGGTTTCCATCCGTAAGGCGATAGCCGCTGATCACAATCGTAAACGTGAGCATCAAGAAACATGTGCTCTTCGTTTAACCAAAGAACAGATGACTTTCTTAACTGACCAGCGAAAGAACTTTGGGGTCGGTCGAGGAACCTACATGCGTCGATTGCTTATCGTCGCTATGGAAAAGAGGAAGGCACGTGAACAAAAGATAGAGGAACTCATCTGAGTCTCTTCATTCTTTGTTTTTTGATTTCCATCTCTTAAACCCAAGGAGCAGAGTACCGACATGCAAGTTAGTGAAACGCATGACCACGTAAATCATGCCATCATTGGGGGTCAAGCCTCTATTGAAATGGGCATCTCGACCAGTGCAGAATTCTTCAATATTCTGTCTACAACTTTGTATAAGGATCAGATGTTGGCAGTGGTTCGTGAAGTCTTGTGCAATGCATGGGATTCACACATCGAATCCGGAATCAAAGACACACCCATCTCCATCACCATCAACAAAGAACAGTTCATCGTCAAGGATTTTGGCAAAGCCATTCATCATGACGACATAGGCCCGATCTACGGTGTCTATGGAAATTCCACCAAGAAGAACGATGGCACCCAGACAGGTGGCTTCGGTCTTGGGTGCAAGGCTCCGTTCGCCTACACCGATCATTTTGAAGTAACCTCATGCCATGAGGGTGTGAAGACAATTTATCATCTTTCAAAGGCAGCAATTCAGAGCAATGGCAAACCTGCTATCATTCCGATTGCTTCCTTTCCAACAACTGAAACTGGACTCACTGTCAAGATCGACATAAAGAATACCATTGATTATTCACGGTTTCTTTCACTTACTGAACGCATCGTGCATAACGGTGAGATGTTGGCAAAGATCAATGAGATCACGAAACCCAGACTCGGATTCGATTCCGCAGTTCGTAACTACTATGTGTATCGGGATATCAATTTACTCAACATTCCTTCATCGATTACAGTTCGTTACGGCAATGTGATTTACCCTGTGGATTCAAGTAAGGAACTTTCTGATCCATATAATGCGATCATTAAATTTCTTAACAAGCTGAACACCTACCCCCATGAAAATTCTGGTTACAAAATTCTATTTCAAGCACCCCCACATAGCTTATCAGTTACACCCAGCAGAGAGTCTCTGTCCATGCAAGAACATACTGTCAAAACTCTTCTGAAGATGTTTGATGATTTTCTTGTAGAAATGAAAGCCAATTTTCAAATGGAGTGTGACAGCTTCGCAGAAACAACTATTCAAATGGCTGTCGAAGGAAAACTCTACAAAACTCTATTAAGTCGTGCTTGCCGTCTTCCTGTGGAACTTAAAAGTCAGAGAATGACCAAAGTCCTTCCTGATTGGAAAGCCATGGCAGAGCAGTACATGACTGCCACTTATCCAAAAGATCTTGAGTTTCGTAAGATCGATTGGAAGTGCCGTGTCATGCTCATGTCCCAAGAGAAACTTGTTGATCGTGGGATGGCTCAAACATGGTTGAAAGAAATCGACAATGTGACTGAACTCAACGATGAATATCATTGGAATCGTAAACCACATGCTTATCCTTGGTTGGGTAGACGCATCATTGCTCCACTTATTGGTAAGCTGAACATGGATCCAAATATGAAAGCCGACAAGCTCTATGTCATCGATACTGATGACGTTGGTTTCAGACATCAGGGTCGTGATCCCGGATTGATCCAAGCAAAGAAGATTCAGGTGAAACATCATTTTTACACAGCATCTTACTTGCGGAACATCATTGTCATTTCTCGACGCAAGTTTGATATTCACAATCGAGTTATTGAACACGAAGTGTTCAAGAAATTTGGAGAGTCAACTGGTTACTTGTTTTACCACGTTGGCCTTAAGGTTGAAGACGCTGTGAATGCCAGAGCATTCTTTGCCAAAACAGGCATGAATGTTGTGGATATGATCGATCGTCAAGATTGGGAAGAATTACCAATCTCGGTGATACGAAAATCTGATGCCACACTTCCACTTCGCAAACCTCGTAGCAAAGGACTGGTAACAGTCAAATCACTCCTCCAACATGGTCGAGTGAACACGGACATGATTCACAGTGAGAATGCTGAAAGGTTAGAGAAGCCTGAGTATGTGGTTCGAATTTATAAAGAATCACAAAACAACTCAACTTCATTTTTGAACTTCCTCAATGGTGATCAAGCACAAGTATTTGCAGAACTCTATGGAGATCGTGGGTGTGCCACACTCAACAAAATCCAATACAACAACTACATCAAAAAAGGTGCTCGTACTCTTCAGGATTTCTTACTCGATGAGATTGTCAGTTACTTCTATGCCAATTTAACCGAAATCAAGAAATGGTGGTCTTGCTATCCGAATAGGATCGTGGATCACAATAAGGCAATGGGTCGTTTAGATTATGAGCAGCAGAATGTGCTCAAAGCGATCTATAAAATCCCGGAGTTGGCGACTCAGTATCAGGTTACGGCCACACTAACAGACACCTCGAACAAGTACGTTCGACTTTATGATGCAGTGGTTGGGAATAGATATCACAACAATCATCCAGCTTTCACAACTCTGAAAGGAATAATCGATCAGATTATTCTGAGTAAGGACAACCAACTTCTGTTCAAGAAACTCACAGAATGTAAGTTATTAAATATGCTGGATGGTAACGATCTCTATGAAGTTTACAACCGCATCAAAACCAAACCGACACAATTGGCTTCGTTCTTGTCAATTGTCACAACCATCCTGAACAGCTAGGAGTTTCAAATTGATCAACGAATTCCGAATTGTCGCTGCGGTGCTCGATACGGTAAAGCTCACCTTGTATGGGGAAGATGGAGTAACCATCACTCTCACACAGGGTGACGCTCGTATTCGTCGCATCGTTGACGAAGTCATTCCTCAGATCCGTGATAACGGATTTGCCGTTGTAAATCTAGCAACTGAAGTAGGGAATCCTTATGCAGACTTTGAAGAGAAGTCTGGGAAGGTTCGCTTCTTCCGTGTTGCCAAAGACAAGCTGAAGAATCTTTTTGGCTTTGGATCCAAAAAAGAAGAAATCCCAGTTGTCGAAGTTACACTTCAATCAACTGCTGGTGAAATACTCGTTGCTGATTTGCTCAGTAAGAAAAGCAACGAGAATGTTGCTGATGCAGTTATTGCCCCGATCAGCAAAAACGTAATCGATGAGATTATGCAACATGCTACTCCAGCAACTGATCCGATGTTCTCGGAAGAGGGTCTGGATAAGCAAGCTTCGATTACGGATGAAACTGGGCACACACCAAGTCATCCAACTGTGACTGATTCTACGGATACGATCATTGCCGTAATCGACAACAAGATCGTCCCCGGCATGGAACGCATCAAGTCTCAGTTTGATCGGGCTGCCAAGCTCGGTTCAGTCATCGGTGTGGAAAAATTCTTGGAACGTCTCAGTAAAGTCATCAGTCAACGTAGACACTCGGTCGATGATCTTCTCCAGTTTCTTGAGAGAGGTGATCTTCCGATTGCTGACGATGGTTGCATCTTGATTTATAAGATGTTGAAAAGATGCAACTTCAATCAGTATCCCAATGCTGCCTACGCCGACTGTCACACCAATAAGGTGCCACAGTGGGTTGGTGCTCGTGTCTTCATGAATCCAAAGCTCGTTGATCCCAATCGACAGCAGGATTGCTCCAACGGTCTGCACGTAGCTCGTAGGGGCTATATGGGCAACTTCAGTGGAGATGTCTGCGTCATGGCCAAACTGGCACCTGAAGATGTGATCGCAGTGCCTGAATACGATGCCAACAAGATGAGGGTATGTGGTTACAACATCATCTTTGAATTGTCCAGCGAGCATTATGCTCTGCTCAAGTCGAACAAACCTCTGACATTAGTTGACAGCGGAAAAATGCTGTTGGCAAGAGCACTCAAGGGAGATCATCCCAAGATGACGGACACCGTAGAAATTACGAAAGGACAGGGTGGAGGAATCAAGGTTACACATTTGATTCCACCTTCCAAGCCCGTAGCACCAATCGTTTTAATGGAACCAAAACAAGAATTGGTTCCTGCTGAAGCTCTCCCTGACAACAATGCTGAAGCGTTCGACAGTCCTGTTGATCCTCGCCAAGTTGTCAAGGAAGTGGAAAAGGGAACAGAAAACCGGAAAGAAAAGGTTCATGCTCTCATGGCCGCTTTCTTGCAATCCATGCAGGGAACCAACGAACCAAAGCAACTTGCATTGGTAGAGCAACTTGTCCAGATTAAAAAAGCTGCCAAAGTCAGTTGGGAACGTCTCGGTGTTAGTCCGGAAACAGTCGCTTTAATGGACAGTCTTCTGGTCGTGGTAACACCAACAACAAAAATCCCACCAACAGTGGCAACCCCTCCACCACAAGTTGTATCCAATGAACAGGAGAATCAAAGCTTGTCTCAAAGGATACTGAAACTCGCCTCCATCACCCTGATGGATGTCAACACTGCCCAAAGCATCTTGGAAATCAAGAAAAAGGCTAAGAAGAGTTGGACAGCCCTGAAAGTTCCAGACGAGATCGTGAATCGAGTCTTGGCGCTTACCACCTCAAAGTAATATTTGCGTACACCCCCTTTCCAAGTTATACTGGGGGTGTACTCGAATTTGACTTGGAACGGAAATCCTATGTCCGACGTTTACCGCGCAAACAGGAAGGCTACCGACGCAGACATCCTCCGGCTGAACACTGTTGGATTGTCATTGGCTACCATTGCCCGTGCGTTGGGCTGCCACCCCACAACTATAACTTTGCGGTTGAAATCCCTGAAGGTTGCACCTGCGGATACCCGCAGAGCCTTTATGGAAGATGTATTCTTGTCTCTCTCTGAACCAGAGCAGGAATGGTTTGCTGACACTATTCAGACAGTCCATTCCCTTCGGGAATTCATCACCAAGCTCATCACCGATGAGTATCAACGCACACACCCATAGTTTCTAGCCCTCCCCCATCTCACAAGAGAAGCCTCCGTAAGGGGGCTTTTCTACAGGAAGAACAAATGACATTCGAGAGCGAATCGATTCTGAATCAGGATCAAGAGACAGCCGCTGAAGGCTTCTTCAAATATTTGTTTGATAAAGGCACCGAGCTTATCATCAGCGGTCCCGGAGGTGTGGGAAAGACATTCCTCATGGGTCATCTGATCGACACGATCATGCCGCGTTATCATGAAACTTGTAAACTCATGGGAATCGATCCCATTTACCATTCCGTGATCATGACGGCAACCACTAACAAAGCCGCAGAAGTGCTCGGGCAGGCCACCAATAGGCCCACCCAGACCATCCATTCATTCCTTAACCTCAAGGTGTTGGACGACTACAACACAGGCAGGAGCAAGCTCATAAAGACTCGCAACTGGACTGTGCATCAGAATCTGATTATCTTCATTGACGAATCTTCAATGATCGACCGACCTCTGTTGGAAATGATCCGTGAAGGAACCAGTCAGTGTAAGGTCATTTATGTGGGAGATCATTGTCAATTAGCTCCCATCATGGAACCGATTAGTCCCATCTATCGTCAGGAAATTCCGTTCTATGAACTGACGATTCCCATGCGAACTGACAATCCACACTTGCAGGAAATCAACAATCAGTTGCGAGAGACAGTCAAAACTGGGATCTTTAAACCGATCAAGGTTGTTCCCGGTGTGATCGACTATCTCAACTCTGCTGAAATGGAAGCAGAGATCAACAAAGTATTCGTTGAGAAGAAAACCAACAATCGAGTGCTGGCTTATACAAATGTTCGTGTCATAGATTACAACGATTACATTCGACAGATCAGGAGTTACACCGAAACATATGTTTTAGGTGAGCAGTTGATCAATAATAACGCCATTCAAGTCAAAGCTGGATCCAATCATGGAATGATTTCTGTAGAAGAGGAAGTTGAAATCGTCAAGATGGCAACTTCTACCACTATGGTGGTGATCGATGAAAAAGATCCGCATAATCCAGTAGAATTGGAAGTGCTGGTTTGCGATTTGAAAACACCTTACAGAGAAACTTTCCAAGACATTCCGCTACCTGTGGACAAGGCTCATTTTGCGAGATTGATCAAGCACTACTCTCAGCAAAAGAATTGGTTCACCTACTTCTTACTCAAGAATACTTATCCTGATTTACGTCCTCGTGATGCAGCTACTGTGCATAAAGCACAGGGCAGCACTTACGATACCGTATTTCTTGATCTCACCAATCTCTCTACCTGCCATAATCCGAATCAGGTAGCACGTATGATGTATGTAGCTTTCACCCGAGCACGTCAGCGTGTTGTCCTTTATGGAGAACTGGCAAATAAATACGGGAGTCTGCTACAAGGAGCTTGAATGCAGAATTCCTATCAATGGGTTGACAGTATCATCACCAAACTTTTTGAAGCCGAGGATAACTATTTTGATAGACTGATCGTTGATCTCAATCGCATGAATTGCGAAGTCAAGAAGAAGAGTTTCCGAGGCTTCATGCACATGGGAGTACGATATATACCTAGATCAGAACGATGGTCTGTACGCACTGGTCGTGTTCCCACACCCTTACCAAGTCTGGATTTTTCTTTGTTGGATCAATCCGACAAGTTAACTGTTCACTTCAATCGCGTGAATCTGGATAAGAGTCAAATCAGACAAATTCTGTTTGAACTACTCTGCCATTGCAACACTCTCCAGGAAATTCGAGATTCACTTCCAGAGTGCCTTGTGCCTCTTGTTCCAGACGTGCAGAGTCTACCTCGATTCATTCAAAATCAATTCTATCTGGTTCAAGGAAACAAATATTTCATGCGCCAGTATGAAAAGGTTCTGCCAAAAATCGAATATTACTCTACAGTTCACCTAATTTATTGAGAAAGGTCTGCTGAATGCGCTACCTGTCATTTTCAGAACAACCGACTTATCCAATTGCAATTCTGGTTTCGGTTATTCGTAAAGATGAGATCTTGCGAGAGTATGTCAATCAGTTCGACATTCCTCAAGACGATGTGATGGTCCTTGACCTGCACTATGCACAAGGCAAGAAGAAAACTCCCGCAGTTGAAATGAAGCAATACATCACAGAGGAGTTGATTCCAGCATTGACTACGATGGAAGCCAAATACATTGTGGTTACGGATTCGGAATATTTCAAGATACTCACCAAGGCACAGAGAACCGAAATCAATCTAGGTTATGTGCTTGATTGTGCCTATGGTGACTTCAAGGTTGTCTACGTTCCGAACTATCGCACGATCTTTTACGATCCGGAAAAAATCAGAGCCAAAATCAAACAAGGAATAAACGCTTTGCTTCATCACATTGGTGGCAGCTACAAAGCTCCTGGCAATGGCATTATCAAGTTCGCAGCCTATCCAAAGACAGATGAAGAAATTCAAGCATGGTTGGATAAGTTGCTGGACATGAACACCGACCTATCTATAGATATTGAAGGCTTCAGCCTCAAGCATTATAAAGCTGGAATTGGAACCATCACTTTCTGTTGGTCAAAGCATGAGGGAATAGCCTTCCCAGTTGATTACGTTCCCATTCCCGGAGCCACCAGTGCCCCCTATGGTCAACAAGTTCGTAATGAACCAAGAAGGAAAATGCTTCGAGCCTTTTTTAAGAAGTTCTTGAAGAGAGCTTTGTATCACAGCATCCACTATGATGTGTGTGTACTAATCCAGCAATTGTTCATGTCCAATTTGTTGGATACCGAAGGAACATTGAACGGTCTGGATATCCTGCTTAGGAATTGGGAAGACACCAAGCTCATCACTTACTTGGCTACCAACTCCTGTTCAGGAAACAAACTTTCATTGAAGGATCAAGCTCAGGAATTTGCCGGCAACTACGGCTTGACTGAGATTGAAGACATTAGTCGAATTCCTCTTGATGAACTTTTGCATTATAACCTCATTGATGGTTTGTCCACTTGGTATACCTATGAAAAGCATTATCCAGTCATGGTAGCTGATCAGCAACTTGATCTCTATCAGGGTCTGTTCAAAGATGCAATCGTGGATATTATCCAAATGCAGTTGACCGGATTGCCTGTCAACATGAAACGAACTATCGAAGTCAAAAGTCTATTAGAGGCCGATGAAACCAAAGCATTGAAGACAATCCTAACCAGCAAAGTGGTGAAAGATTTCACCAAAGTGATGAATAAGGATTGGGTCGTGAAACGCAATGCCAAGTTAAAAGTCAAGAGAGTCTCACTTTCTGACGCAAATGAAACTTTCAATCCCAATTCCGGACCTCAACTTCAGAAACTGCTTTATGAAATGCTTGTACTGCCGGTGATCTCGTACACAGATAGTAAACAACCATCTGTGGACAAAGATACATTGACAGCTTTGGTTCATCACGCCAAGGATCTCGATGCCAAGAATTTTCTTTTGGCTATGATCGACTACTCGTCGGTCAACAAGATTCTTACGAGCTTCATTCCAGCTTTAATGGATGCAGCTTTAGGGCCAGATGGTTGGCATTATGTATTTGGCAGTTTCAATCTGGGAGGAACTGTCTCAGGTCGTCTCAGTAGCTCTGATCCAAATTTACAAAATCTTCCAGCGACGGGAACCAAATATGCAAAGCTGATCAAGAGTTGCTTCGAGGCACCTCCGGGTTGGTTGTTGTGTGGTTTGGATTTCGCTTCATTGGAAGACAAAATCAGTGCCCTCACAACCAAGGATCCTAACAAGATCAAGGTTTACACCGATGGTTATGATGGTCACAGTCTCAGAGCACAAGCGTACTTTGGTGATCAAATGCCTAAGATCCGACTATCTAACGGCAGAAGAGCTTTCAAAGTCACATCATCAACAGGTACGTTGTATTTGCTGGAAGGCGATGTCGTGGTTCTCCCCAATGGTCGGCAAATGCCGATCGAACTAGCGATCACGAATTAGCCCCAGCCAATGGCCTCACCTTAGACGGAAGGTGGGGCCATCTGAATTCAAGGAGAAAGCATGATCATAATAGACCCGGCTGCCCAGATCGAAGAAATCACGCCTAAAGAATTCGACGTGGAATCCATCAACTCCATTCAGTCACTTTACAAAGAACTGAGGCAGGATTCCAAATCTCCAACTTTTGCCCTGACCTATCAGGGCACGTTCAAAACTCTTATGACCAACTGTGGCTTTACTGAGGTACAGGCTCGCAGCATTGAGGCTCGGTACCATGAACTCTATGCAGTCAGTGATGCTTGGGTACAAGACAAGTTGGATCAGGCCAGTCAGTGTGGCTACGTGGTCATTGCCTTCGGTCTGAGGATCCGAACTCCTCTGCTGAAACAAGTTGTCAGGGGCAATCGCAAGACGCCCTACGAGGCAGAATGCGAGGGCAGGACAGCCGGAAATGCACTCGGTCAGAGTTGGTGTTTACTCAATTCGAGAGCCAGCACTGAATTCATGGGCAAAGTCCGAGAGTCGGCTCATCGTTTATTCATCAAACCCTGTGCCCACATTCACGACGCCCAATATATCTTAGTGAAGGACAGGATTGATACGGTTATATATGCCAATGAGCATCTGGTCAAGGCTGTTCAATGGCAGGACTCTCCAGAGATCGAGCATCCCCTAGTTAAGTTGGGGGGAGAGTTCTCAATCTTCTGGCCAAGCTGGGCTAAGGAGATCAGCATACCTAATTATGCCACTGAAGAAGAAATCTTCGCCATTGTCAAAAAAGCCATTACAATATAAATGCTGTCTAAACTTGAGTTTGAGGTCTTACATTATGGTTTGTAAAATCCTCGCTGCTTGCCTCTTTCTGAGTGCGACCATCAGTGTCGCTTCACCAATTGCCATCTCGGCAAACCACATCACCGATGATCACAACGTGACCATCTCTAAAGCTCAGTTATGTTTTGCCCCGGTGAATGCAGCCATGCAGCCGATCGGTTTCCGTTCAGACACGACCCAAGTGGTCAATAATCCTGTTTGCAACGAGATCGTTGCAGGCGTCATTCAAGGAGTATTGGTCCTGTGGCCGAATTCACCAGGGAGTTACTACCATATCTATGCTCAAACTGATTACTCGAATCGGATCATCAGAGATTGGGGAATGGCCTATATTACTTCAGGACCGTGGACACTCGATGCCTTCGATCCGGATATGGCCATTCTCCCCGTCACTGCCATCACGATAGGAACCATTACAACTGGTTCCCCTTTGACTCCAGCTTCATGCACCATTACTGGTGGAAGCCCTGCTCTTTTGAACTGTACCATCCCACAAGGGTATACAGGACCAACCGGACCACAAGGATTACCCGGTGGTGCTGTCTACTGGCGAAGTGCTTATGCCAGTGGTACAACTTACGGTCTTCTCGATGCTGTGAGTTACAACGGGTCGAGTTATGTTTCCATTCTTGGATCCAACATAGGTAATACCCCCGATAGTTCACCGACCTACTGGCAACTTCTTGCTGCGGGTGGAACCAACGGGACAAATGGTACCAACGGATCTACTGGTGCTGCTGGAACAAACGGCACGAATGGAACTAACGGCACGAATGGAACCAATGGTACAAATGGAACTTCTCCATTGGGCACCTCGATCACGAGTCTCACAGTCGGCATGGGTAGTCAGGTCATTACGACCCAAACTGGCCTAGCCTTTGGCGTTGGTCAGTATGTTCGAGTCGTAGACTCGGCTACTCCGACCAACTACATGGAAGGAATCATTACCGCCTATTCAGGAACGACTTTAACAGTCAATATTACCGTGACCAGTGGCAGTGGAACCTTCACCACATGGAACATCGTCGTCGCTGGACAGATTGGTGGATCCACAGGAATTGATTACTATATCACTTTCACTGGCTGCACTATGGACGTTGGTGGCAATAGCCATGACTGCACAGCAGTTCAAAACTTCTCAGGTGCCACACCAGTGATAAGTCCACCTGACACTGCTTTTTATCTTCAGTGCAATGCACTGACAGGTTATGATTGGGGAACATCAGTGAATGTGAATTCTCAGACCACGACCAATTTCAATTACAGTATTGATGTCGATCGATATAATGGTCTTTCTGCAACATCTTTTCCAGTCATGTGGTGTCACTATCATCACAACTAGTTATTTTGTTTCTTGAGTAATTCCATTGCTCAAGTTAGGGGAGGGGAAACCCTCCCTAACTTTCCAAAGGGAGTAAAGATGACCTCCAAGCAAAAACCTCTCCACTATCATTTGGTAACTGGCGAGATCTTCTTCAGACATAAATCGTCTGAGGAAGTTGGCACTACCCGCCTTAACGCAATTATTGCCGACCCACAGAAGGCAATTCCCGTTAAGCTTCTGGGCGCAGCACAACAAACACTCCAGCTTAACTTTTTCAAAATGATGGGTGATGACGCAAAAGACACGAATGTGCTCAATTGTGTGATTTACTCATTCAGTCATCTGGGGTACATGACTTCGGACGAGTTCCATGCAAGTCCTGATGGAACAAAGCTACAAGAAGTCGCTGTGAACACAGAAGAACCTGCAACATCTGGTGAGAACAAGCTGAGGATTATGCCCCCGGTTGGTATCTCACTGGAGCAAGCGGTAGCGGGGGCTGAAAAGACAAAGGAATGACAACAATTCTCAGTCTGGCTTTGAGCTTTTTTCTTCAGGCGGGACTGATGATCATCATGGAGTGGTGTACGAAACTCTTGGCGACCATCTAATCCTGCGCGAACATTGGAAACTCAGAAGGGCCACAGTGCTATAAGGCTGTGGCCCACCAATTTTACATTGAGGAGTAAGACCATGATCATTAGCAATCACACCGATATTCCCTTGGCATTAGCCGTTTGGCTTCTCCACGATGAATATGATTTCATCCTTGAACCGAATTACATCTCGGCTACAACTCTGATGAGGCCGATCCGTCACATCATTTTGCCAAGTCGAGTTCCCAGTGATGAGCAAGAGATGGATGTCTCCGATCTCATCCCATCGGCTCTGGGCAAGTCCCTGCACGACTCGATTGAGAAGGCATGGGTCAAGGGTCACAAGCGTTCTCTCAAGTTGTTGGGCTACCCAGACAACGTGATCAACCGTGTACTCGTCAATCCAAAACCAGAAGAAATCCAAAGTGATTCAATTGTCATTTGGGTCGAGCAACGCACCATTCGCAAGTTCCAGAATTTTACGATCGGTGGCAAGTTTGATCTGGTCACCGAAGGAATATTGCAGGATAATAAGTCCACCTCTGTTTATGCATGGGTGTACGGAACCAAGGATGAAGACTATGCCTTGCAGGGCAGCCTTTACAAATGGCTGAACCCCGACAAGATCACTGAAGACTTTATTCGGATCAATTTCATTTTCACCGATTGGCAAAAGAACATGGCCAAGCGTGATCCGAAGTATCCACAGAGTCGTCTCATGCACAAGGACATCACACTCTGGTCCGATGAACAGACTGAAGCGTGGATCTCTCGCAAGTTGGGATTGATTCGTCAGTATCAGGAAGTGGCTGAAAAAGACATTCCCGAATGCACTGATGAGGAACTTTGGAGAAGTGAACCAAAGTTCAAATACTACTCCGATCCTGCGAAGGCAATTGCTGCTAACAGGTCAACCAAAAACTTTGAATCTCTTGCTCTTGCTCGTGCATTCATGGCCGAGAAGGGTGGCATTGGAAAGGTCTTGACGGTTCCCGGAGAAGTTCAACGCTGTAATTACTGTGCTGCGTATTCAATCTGCACACAAAAGGACAGATATCTTCATGATTGATTTGACTGGAGTAACACACCATCCTGCAATTGAAGAGATTGTAGAAGTGTTGTGCAACAAGACTCAAAACACAGATCATGGTTTCTTTCGTACAGAAGTCGCTTACTTTCTAGGTAAGATGGCCTCTTGTATGAGGGCAATTATCGTCACCAAAGACCGGGGAGAAATCCCCATTAACATTTATGCTTTGGCTCTCGCAAATTCGGGTTTTGGTAAAGGTTACTCCGTCAATATCATGGAGAACGAATTCATTAAGGGATTCAAGAAACGGTTCATGGAAGAAACACTTCCAACTATGGCCGACAAGAATCTCTGGGTGATAGCCAATGATCGTGCTCTTCGTGCTGGTTCTGATCAGCAGGAAGAGTATGACAAGGTTGTAGCCGAATACAAGAGAACAGGTGCATATCCATTCACCTTTGACTCAGGCACATCACCAGCCGTCAAGCAACTACGACATAAGTTGATGATGGCTGATTGTGGATCTATCAATCTTCAGATTGATGAAATTGGATCCAATCTGTTGGCCAATGTCGAAGTGCTCACTCTCTACTTGGAGTTGTATGATCAGGGGCTCGTCAAACAAAAGTTGACGAAGAACACCAACGAAAATCAACGTGGTGAAGAATTGGATGGGAAGACCCCAGCCAATGTGTTGCTGTTTGGCACTCCTGGAAAGTTGCTTGATGGGAGTCAGACTGAGGATCAGTTCTATCAGTTCCTTGAGACTGGCTATGCTCGTCGTTGTATCTTTGGAAATGGGATCCAAACAAGAAAAGCATTCAACACTATGACTGCTACCCAGATTTACGATCGACTCTTACAACCAGTCAACAATTCACTTGTGACAAAGTGGGCCAACCACTTCCATCATCTTGCTGATCCAGCTATGTTTGGTTGGAAAGTTTGTGTGGAAGACGCAGTGGCTATTAAGCTACTGGAATACCGCATCGCTTGTGAGCAAGCCTCTGACAAGATGGCTGATCATGAAGATGTTCGTAAAGCTGAACTCAGTCACCGTTACTTCAAAGCTTTGAAGCTTGCAGGTGCATTTGCTTTCATTGATGAAAGTCTGGAAATCACAGAGGATCATCTCATGTCAGCAATCCTGTTGGTCGAAGAAAGTGGCTTTGCTTTTCAAACGATCTTGAATCGTGAGAAGGCATATGTGAAGCTGGCCAAGTACATCGCTGCGGTTGAAACTGATGTAACTCATGCTGATCTGAATGAAGCACTACCATTTTACAAGTCTGGTAATGCTGCACGTCAGGAAATGATGACCCTTGCTACAGCATGGGGTTATCGCCACAGCATCATCATCAAGAAGTCGTTCATTGATGGTATTGAATTCTTCAAGGGAGAAACTCTAACAGAAACAAATCTGGATGAAATGATCGTCTCTTACAGTGATCACTGGGCTTACAACTATCTAGGTGAGAAAGTTCCATTCTTTCAATTGGATAAGTTGACTCAAATGCAGGGATTTCACTGGTCGAACCATCACTTCAAAAATGGTCACCGTGCTGAAGAAAATGTCATCGTTGGTTTCAACATGTTGGTACTGGATGTAGATGAGGGAACCAACTTATCTACAGCCTGTGAACTTATGAAGGACTATAAGTACACGGTTTACACTACCAAACGCCACACTCCTGAACACAATCGGTTTCGCATGATTCTCCCCATCAACTATATTCTAGAACTCGACTCGGATGAGTATCGAGAGTTCATGGATAACGTGGTCGGTTGGCTGCCTTTCAATATTGACGAAGCTGCCAACCAGCGATCACGTAAATGGGAGAGCTTTGAGGGTGGTACCGTCAGCTATAATATGGATGGTGAAATCCTCGATGCACTGGCCTTCATTCCCAAGACCAGCAAGAATGAAGCCTACAAGCAACAGTTCCAATCAGTTCAGTCATTGGATAATCTGGAACGGTGGTTCGCTCAACGCATTCTCACAGGCAATCGAAACAACCAACTACTGCGTTATGCATTGGCATTGGTCGATAGTGGAATGAGTCTTATGGATGTGGACAAACAGGTCCACTCATTCAATGCAAAGTTGAATTCAGCTTTGCCTGACAGTGAGATCAATTCTACAATCATGGTCACGATTGCTAAACGCTATCAAACCAAATAGGAACCTGTCAGTGCGTTTCTTGAGTTCGTACTGACAGGTTCAGGAGAGAAACATGGCACACGACATCAATGAACCAAATGATCAACTAGTTCTAGTGGTTGGTTATTCGTCAGGGGGCAAGAGTGCATCCTTGCGTAACCTTACAAATCAGGAACGGTGGCTCTATCTGAATACTGAAGCTGGCAAGAGATTGCCCTTCAAGAATTCATTCAAAAGCTATCGCATCACCGATCCCTATCAAGTGCATGAAGCATTTGATTATGGGACCGACAATCCTGAAGTGGATGGCATTGTTGTTGACTCACTTACATTTCTCATGGATATGTTTGAGTCACAATATGTGATCAACTCGGCCAACACCATGAAAGGTTGGGCAGATTTTGCTCAATTCTACAAGGTGCTGATGCAGCAAAAGGTCACACTGTTCAACAAGCCTGCCATCTTCACTGCCCATGTGCTTGATACTCTCGATGAGAGAAACATGGAAATGAAGACCAGTGTTCCCGTCAAGGGATCATTAAAAAACAATGGCATTGAAGCTTACTTCTCCACTGTAGTTGCCGCGAAGCGTGTGGCAATCAAGGAGTTGGAAAAGTACGGCAGCAAATTGTTGGTCATCTCTGATGAAGAGAAGGAACTCGGCTATAAGCATGTGTTCCAAACTCGACCTACAAAGACCACTACCGGGGAGCGCCTCCGTTCGCCAATGGAAATGTTCACCAAAGAACAGACCTACATGGACAACGATGTTCAGGTGCTTCTGAACCATTTGCATGAGTTCTACCACGGATAGGTAGAACTTCTCACCTTTCAAATTCATCTTTGAGGATTCAAATCAATGAACAATGTGTTTGGCAATCTCACAACGCAGGGACTGGAAGAGTCTTCTGATCGTCTTGGCGGTTTCGCACCGTTAGAAACCGACATCTATACCGGTATCGTGAAGGCACTCTTCGCCGGTGAATCACAGGGCGGGGCAATGAGCCTCACACTGATCGCTGATTTCGGTGGCAAGGAATTCAGCGAAACGGTCTACGTGACCAATAAGAAGAAGGAAAACTTCTTCGTCAACAAGAATGATCCCAAGAAGCGTGTTCCGCTTCCCGGCTTCACGATTGCTGATGACATCTGTCTGATTACGTCAGGCAAGCCGCTCGCAGAGCAGGTTCCGGAGGAGAAGGTCGTGAACCTTTACGACTTCGACGCCAAGAAGGAATTGCCCAAGGCAGTTCAGATGCTCATGGAGTGCGTCGGTCAGCCAATCGCTCTCGGCATCGTCAAGCAGACAGTGAACAAGCGTGAGAAGCAAGGTGATGAGTATGTCCCCACGACTGAAACACGCGATGAGAACGTCATCGAGAAGGTCTTTCATCCCGAGTTTAAGCTCACCGTTGCGGAAGCTCGCAATGGCAAAGGCAGCGACGAAGCCAACAAGTTCTATGATGCTTGGCTCAAGAAGAACAAGGGTGTCACTCGTGACAAAACCACTGTCAAGGATGGACAGGGCGGAAGTTCGGCTCCTCCAAAGGCAGGCAGCAAAACGGCTCCAGCAGCCAACGCTGCTCCTCGCAAGAGCCTGTTTAGTAAGTAAGCAATGAAGATCCCAGTAGTTGGGTTCGATCCTAGCTTACGAAGTTGGGGGGTGGCACAAGCCACCCTCGATCTCCAGACGGGTTACCTGACCGACCTTGTACTTTCGATCATTGAACCAAAAGAGCCACAAGGGAAACAGGTACGGAAAAATTCACATGATCTCTATCGGGCCGAACAACTCGCAAAGGAAGCCTTTCGATGTGCTCGTCTCGCCAAAGTTATCTTTGTGGAAGTTCCCGTTGGATCACAATCTGCAAGAGCTATGGCATCCTACGGAATTTGTGTTGGCATCCTTGGATCCATAATGTCAGAAGGCATTCCTTTGATCGAAGTGACAGCCACTGAGGTGAAAAAATCATTTACTGGTGACAAAAATGCCACCAAAGATGAGATGATTGCCTATGCAGTTTCGACTTATCCCACTGCAAACTTTCCTCGTCATAGAGGTAAAGTGTCGAATAAAGCTGAACACGTAGCAGATGCAATTGCTACGATTCATGCTGGTGTCAACACCCCAATGTTTCAAAATCTAATGCGATTATTCGCAGGAGTGTGAAAAGAACTATGCAAATCATCCTCGTCCAACACGAAATCGAGCAGGCTCTCAAGATGTATTTGGGTCAACGACTCACGATTACCGAGGGCACTGAAATCAACATCGATCTGGCTGCAACTCGTGGCTCTGAAGGCACGAAGGCCATTATCGATCTGATTCCGGCTGCTCCGGCAACTGTGGCCACTACAGGCAAGAGCAATATGCTCACCAATCTTCGTCAGCCAAGGACCAAGTCAGCTATACCAGCAGCATCCACCAAGGATGTTCCGGATACATCTGTTATGAAAGTCCAGAAGGTCGAAGTTTCCGAGTCTGAGACGGTTCAGGAAGCAGAGCCTGAAGTGGTTGAAGCTGAAGCCGAGCCTACCGAGGCAGAGGCAGAGGCAGACGATCCAGAGCCAGTGGAGGAAGTTGTGGCTGATCCTCCAGCAGCCGCAGCACCAGTCACGGCAACCCCGGTGAAGAGTCTCTTCGCCAACCTCCGGAAGCCGACAAACGTCTAATCTGGAACCAAGAATAAAAATTGAGGAGCCTCCTTCGGGGGGCTTCTTCTTTTCATGGGGTGAGTAGCTCAATGCAGAGCAGCGGTAATACCCGTGCGTTGTGGGTTCGATTCCCACCTCACCCTCTCGAATTTTTCTTTTAATCCAACATAAGTTGGAGTATAAATACAACAGAAATAGAGAATTCTTGGAGGAATTTCTTAATGACGCATCCCGCCCTGCAACTCAGTTATGCCTATCAAACATGTGTTTGTAGTGAATGCACTCTCAGTATATGTAGGGGGGAACGTGTTGTTTACTATACCGAACGTCTCGCAGCAGATCCCCTCACAAAACGGGTAAGCAAGATTCGACACACTTTGTGTGAGTCCTGTGGTCAAGAAGCTGAGGAATCTCTGACGTGTTACGCTATTGACGAGTCCCTGACCGATCTCATCAAAGCTCAAGAAGGGTGAAAGGATCTATGCGCTTTTACATTGGAACTAAAGTCGTGGCTGCCAAGCCCATGAACAAACAAGCTGCCGAAGAACACCTTCAAGATGTGATTGGTGAAGATTGGTACATCATTTACCAGTAATTCAACCTCAATCCAAATTTAAGGAGGCCACTTACGAGTGGCCTTCTTCTTGATCCAAGGAGGATCGAAAGAATGGCTTGCTACAAACACTACACACTCAAAAAAATGAGCACCATTGCCTTCAACAAAATGTTGAAGGAAGAAGGCGCTTGTGCAAAAGGTCGCAGATTCACGAAGGATAAGACCCTTCAGAAATTCTGGAAGACCTGTCAAAATGGCTCATGGATGCGCTGGCTTCTTTGGCAAATGAGTGAAACCGAGGGATGGATTCCCGAATCTGATGTTTCCACGCTCTGTAATCATGGATATGATATCTACATACATACTTTAAGTAATGATGATGATGCAGATCTGCTTGCAGAGGCCGAGTTCTATCGCCGTCAGATTTCAGTGGAGTAAACAAGTGGAGTGCTTCGGCACTCCACTTCGTATTTGGTTAGTAATCCGCACCACCAAGGCTCCAGAATGGTCCCATGTTTAATCCCTTGAGAGCATTCATTGGTCCAAGTGAGTAACCAAGATGACCTGAGAGAATTTTTCCGAAGATGTTGTCATCGATCACTGAACCAGTCTCATTCAATCCCGGCATGAATGCTGTCATGAGGGAACCAAAAGGATTATCTCTCATCATGCTCAAGGCAATCTTGGCAATGCGAAGTTTGTAAGCTAAGAACCATGTTATACCCATTGTGTCGAGATAGTTACGAGTACGACCAGCTTTCCAATCGAAGTTGACATACTCTTCACTGACTTTACTGAGAGCTTCTTCACTGCTGATCTTTTCACGTTTGGTCATGTGATCATAGTAAATTCCCTTGGCGATGAAATCACCATACTCCATGAGTCTTTCCAGACCTTTGTAGAGTGAAGTGTCCCGAGCCACGATGGCATACTTGAGCGGTGTCTGTATTGCAGTTGGTGCTTTGTCAATTTGCTGCTCCAACCATTCAGACACTCGACCTGAAGACAACTTCATTTCATTCTCGTCTTCGAGTTCACCGATCGTATTAAGATCACCATGCTTGATCAGCGGATAGATACTCATCCGTTCATAGCTGTCTTGAATCGACTGCAATTTGGCGTTGATCTTGTGAATTTCTAAAGGACTCGTTGTGGCCCAACGATCTGCTTCGAAATCCATCTCCTTCTGTCTGAACTGCTGATAGAGGTGAACTTCATGAAGTTTGGCTCCAATTCCCTGGACGATATCGAGAGTAGGTACACCACGTTGGATTAACTGACGCACGTTGTCCATCATGATGCGAGCAGGGATGGTTATCGACTTCACAATCATGTTGTTACGCATGTTGCTCATGAAGCCCTGAATGGTCGTCTCAGTCTGCATCACTCGTTTGTAGGCATCGATCCCAAGAAAAGAAGTCAGTCCATCCTTGACGGCTCTCTGTACTTCTGGTGACCACCGAGTATTGCCTGTCCACATGTCACCAAGGGAAGGTTGGCGATATCCAATTACCTGATCGACTAGCTCCTTCCGGACCATGAACTCTTTCCCAAACTTAGATTTGATGTAGCTTCTAGTTTCAGGAGAGAAAAGAGCAATGGCATCCTTTTGGACGGCATCAGTGATCTTACCATCAAAAAGATTGATATATTCCGACTTCCTATTTCCCATTGGGGAAGCAGGATTGATTCCCTCCTCGTAGTTATCTTTGAGGGTGTCAATCAATGTGTGGTTCATCTGGGTGGCCATGTGTTCTTCCACCTGACGACCACGCCACACACCTAACATCTTGGATAGATCTTGGCTCTGCTCACGTCTGGCAGCCATTACTGGGTCAAGGGCACGCTCATAAGCGAAGACCTGACCACGCTCATTGAAGAGTGGCATGAGATTCTCACCCATGGATTTGTCAAGGTGAGCACGGTCTGCAATTCGCTTGACCAGAGTCTCATCCACGATTCGACCAGCAGTGTTGTGGGTTGAGAAACCCCAAGTTGAATCGATCCCACTCACTGTGTGGTCGATATTCTGGACCATACCCTGAGAGAAGGCCATCTTGCCACTCAGCGGAGCGTAATAATAGCCACGAGATTCCTTCTCCGAATCCAAGAAAGAACCTTTATAATCCCCGATCCGGTGATAACCCAAACCCATCAAGCGACCAAATTCACTATCCTTGTCGACAATTAAAGACGTTCCCTGTTCTGGAATGCTTGGGATGAATCCCTTGTAGTGATTGTTCTCAAGCAACTTACCTTCGACTTTGGCGAGTTCACCTTTTCGTGTGTTATAGAGATAGGTGAGCATGAACTTTGAGGCTTCAGGTTTGTTCTTCATTACATCTGAAAGAGCCTTCTGGCGATCAGCCGTCATGTGATCCAAAGCGTAAAGTGAGGTGAGGTGATCGATAGCTTGCACTGTTTGCTTGGAGACATTCAATTCCTGACGACGAACGACACCTTCTTTCTGAAAATCGGTGGGACGATAAGTCACACCACGCTCGTTATAGAGATGAGCAACTGCATTTGCATTGCGAAGAAGATTGTCACCAGCACCTTCGCCCATCATGTAACCGGCGAGTTGCTTCATCTTCCGTTGGTAGATTTCAAAGTTCTTTGGATCAGAGGTACGGACCTGAGCTTCCAACTCTTTGACTCGATCAGCACGCTTGTCTGGGCTGGACAGTAGTTCAAAAAGCTGCTCCACGGAGTGTGTGTCCATAAAGGATGTCGCATCAGATTTTCCCCAACCATGGAACATATGTTGGTTGAGTTCGGGTGTGAGTGTGTGGTCAAACTTCTCATTGAGAAGATCTGGAACCCTCTTCCTGAAGTTCTGACGAATCTGTGCTGACATAGTTTTGATGACCTTTACCATGTCATAGACCTTACCACTCGACTGAGTACGTCCAATCATTTCTGTAGCCAGAGCATGAAGTGATCTGTTCAAACCTTCAACATTATTCAGTTGATGGATAAGCATGTCTCCAGCTAGTTCACCATTCTTCTTCGAGATCAGAGATGAAACCATTGATACGATTCCACCAGCAATCTTTCCGAACTTGGTTGGTGAATTTGAGATTCGTTCACCTAACGACTTGCCAGCATCTGAAGCATAGGTGAGTAGGTCTACCATCTTCTGATCGGCAAAGTCTGTTGCACGATGGAATTTGTCTGCACCCATGGAAAGAACAGTTCGTTCATCGAGAGCTTTCTCAATGAGGTGGTTAGTCAATACCTTCATGGCATCAGACACGTTGGTTGTTCTTTTGTCACCCGACAGGGTTGTCGAGAGCCAATCCATCAAACCATTTCCAGCATTGTTGAGAACTGCATCCAGTGTGCCTGCTGTGTCCTTTTCAGTTTTAGGCATCGGAACTTTGTTCAGCATGTCACTGAAACTCTTGCTGGTCATGGACAGAGCCATGAAGGTGGGCAGAATCGAACCCTTTTCTTCTGCTCCATCGACACCAGTGAGAATCTTATACTTGGCTTGAGCCATGTTTGATTCACGTTCCCATTCAGGTGTCCCTTCTTTTAAGTTTGGATCCATGAAAGCAGTGAAATCCTTTGTGTGGTTGAGCACATTCATATAGTGCTCTTGCATCCGGTTCATCACACTTGGATCCAATGTCCTCACAGTCTGAAACATCGCATTGAGCATTGAGAATGTATTCGTTTCGTTGTCCGACATATCTGTGAAGGCAGACTGCACTGCTCCAGTGGTTTGTTTGATGACTCGTGCAAGTGTGATATCTGCACGACCCTTTATAGCTAATCTTTCAGTTTTTGGATCGGTACCCGGACGTTTGGTTGCTTCTTCAACTTGAAGATCCATGTCCCGATGCATTACTCGATCAATGTTGGTGCGGAGATCCGCGATATGTGAATCCTGATCTGCGGTGTAGTGTATCCCAGTTGATTCACGAAACACGTCACTAGGTCTGAAAGCTGCATGAGCAATAGTCAGTGCATTAAAACGTAATTGAGAGAGAACAGTATTGTCCACTCCAACTGAACGACCTTGCCAGATCGTCTTCTTGATGAGATTGATTACAGCTTCCTTAACTCGACTCATAAAGGTAGCTGTAGTCGCTTTCAAATCACTTGTAACATCTGGATTAGTCAATCCCCATGCCATAAATTCATTTGCAGCACCTGCATAGTCTCGATCTTGCAACTTCTCATTGAGAACATCCCAGAGTTGCATAACACCCTCAGTACTATGTCCAAGATTGGTATCGTCTGCTTTGTTATAGAACTGCATCATCAAATCATGGACACGACTGATTGCATCTCCGATTACAGGAGGTACATGCTCATTGTTGTAGTAGGCACGAACCTTTTCTATAGTTGCAGCATGAACCAATTCGTGTGTGAGTGTTTCTGCTGTCGGACTGATCAAGTAGAGTGTCCGAGTATTCTCGTGGAAGAATCCCTTTAATTCACCTTTATTACCCCAGCCTTGATCATTACGTTCAGCAATGTGATCAAAGCCAAGAAACTTTGTAGAGTGAGCTTGCACTTGTTCATGGGTACCGACCACTACAGTGACATCATCGATTCCTTTTGAAGCTTGAAGCTGGCTCAACAAAGTTTTGAGTTCACGACCAACTTTCAATCTGGTAATTAGTTTGGGCAGATCATCTGACTTGATGACTTGCACACCAGTTTTGGAATCAGTGATTCCGATACCCTTGAGAATTTTGCGTGCTGCTTCTTCACCTGCTGCATCGGATACAGGACTCTTGGTGATAACTGGTTTGATACCATCAGATTGTCCACCCTCTTTATTAGGCTGCATCTCTGTTGGTGTCAGTGTCTCTACTTTGTCTGAACCAGACTGATCGAAGTTAGTATCTGAAATTGGATCCAAAGAAGAAACATTCTCCTTCAAAGCCTCGGGCTGATACTTGCTGTGATCATCGATAGCTGGAATTGGCTCCATCTTTTTCTGAGCCTCAATCATCTTGGCAGCATAACTATCTCTCAAGAGATCGGTAGCTGCATCATCACTCATGCCTTCAGAGATACCCTTCTCAATTCCATTGTGGAAGGGAGAGGCAGCCGAAGCCATCTGATCGGATGACATTCCCATCTCTTTCAATACTTCATGGCGAGAGTCGATGGAAGCTGCTGTCCAATTGAGATTGTCTGCTGTAGAAGCGATATCACGCATGATGTGATTCACCATGCCAGTATGACCACCCTCTTGTTCCATCATTTCGATTACATCCGGATTAGGTACTTCCGGAGTACGAAGCAACTGCTGAGCTAGTGGCATGTTGTCACGGAGAGTTTGTTCCTTGTTACCTTTGAAGTCAGGTGCTTCAGTGATTTGAGTTGCTTCAGCATACTCATTAGCGAGTAACTGATGAATCGCATCCTGTTGACCCAACATTTTGAAATAGGCTTTACGAACTGACTCAACTGGATTGCTGTTCTGCCAGACATCCATGGCTGCTTCATTCGCAGTCTTGCTATAGTCTTTGATTTTGTCCAAAGGCATATGCAGACCGTCGAAGACAGGCATGATGCCATCATGAATCTTGTTCAAGATGTGCTGAATCATTCTGCCATCGCCAAATCCGAGAACGGATGCTGGCATTCCACCTACACCGACTGGTCCGGGTACATCAACCTTGGGTGCAGTTCCATACTGACCATTAAGAGCTTGGTTGTATTGAAGAGACTTCTCATTGTAGATAGCTTTTTTGACAATGAGCAGATTTTGCTCATCCGTCTGAAGCAAAGGAGCCAAATTCTTAACAGAATCAATTGCTTTATCGATCTGTTCCTCCGAAAGAAAACCTCCCGGCTTGTAAGTTTTGTCATTGGCTTGACGATCAGCTAATGCTACGCGGAGAGCAGCACGAACTGCTTCTGAATAAACAATGGAGTGTGTGTTGGTAGCTTTCTGGATCAGAGCCGATGCTTCGAGAACATCCTTTCCAACCGTGTCAGAGATTGCAGCCGTGAGAGGCTTCACCAAAAAGGTCTTCATGTTACTTTGCAAAGTCTTGAAATGTTCAGGACTTGCTTTGAAGTTCTGAGGATCAATCTCTTTGATGAAAGGAGCATTGATTGGTGTACGATCGGCATTAGTGTTGCTCAAGAAATACTTCGATTCCTTTTTCCAGAAGATGAGTTGCTGACCAAACACTTGATTGAGGTCATCCTTCAACTGAGTGTAATCACGAGCCGGATTGTCTGACTTGGGGAACAGAGCCTTGGCAGGATCTTTCTCTCCACTCTGGAGAGCTTCTGTCATGTGGCTATACAGACCTGTCAGCAAATCGTTGCTGAGATTGCCTGCGATTCCATTCTCGCCCGATCCATAGATGGTGATGGTCAGTGGACTCTTGGCAATGGTTCGAGCCAAAGTCAAGAAACCCTTGTCATTTTCCCCAACACCGGGGAGGTAGCGTTTCGTTAGACGAGTAAGGGCATCCATGTGATTAGTGAGAGCTTTCTTCTCACCATCTGTGGCTGTGTCCTGCGAATTGATTTTGTCGATGAGTGCATACTCATAATGTTGAGCACCTGTCGCTGTGGTGGCATACAGATCAGGCATGTCCTCAGTAGAAAGTTCATGGAGAGCAATCTGTTTGGGTCCAAGAACCAGACCACCTTTGCGAACATTTCGCACCCAATTGGTATTGAACAATCCATTGGCCAACATGACCATGGCATTGATCGGACCATTGGTCTTGCCATCAGCTTCGAGATAGAGGCCAGTCCGGAAATTGGATTTATCTGCGTGCTGCTCCAATCGAGCATTCTCTAACAGTGCGTGGAGAGCCAAAGGAGTCATGGCACCAAGATCATCCTTGGAGTCGATCACTGCTTGTTTGTAGGCTCCCAGTAACTCTCCAGCGAAGGCCGATTTGTCGCCCATGGTTCCTTCAGGAAGAGTGTGGAGTCCGTCACCTTGTTGTGCAACCCAAGTGTGCAAGAGCTTCATTACTGGGGCCAAAGGACCAGCCAAGAGAGCATCAGTCTTGACCTTATTGACTTCCGGAGAGTTCTTCTCGACCTTCAATCCAAGAGCCTGTGCTGTTGCCAGACCGAACGCAAGGCTATGTTGGGGGTCAGTCATATCCAACTTTGACCAAGTAGGAAGTAGAATCTCACGAACCAGCTTGCTGGCTTGTGGATTGTTGGCTCCCAGCATGTGCAGACGACCTACACGACTCATGTTGTGGCCAAAGTATTGGGCCATATCAGCAACATTCTCACCTGTGGCCTGTGCCCGGTTTGCCATCTGACTGAATAGACCTGTGAGGTGTTCAGCGGCTGTCCAAACTGTGATGTTCTGTCCCTCAAGTGTAACTTTGTGGGAAGTATTCACTTTTGACAGATCGCTTCCTCCCCCAAAGAAATCTAGGAGGGAACTCATGCCCAGAGCATGATACAGATTCCACTGAGGAAGGTTGGGACGATATTCAGTCTGGTTGGCCTTCTCAACAGCCGACAACTGACGACCACTATTCTTGGTGTCACTTCCCATCTGGGTCTTGGATGCTTGAGGCTTATTGTCTTCAAAGTGGAACTGTTGTTCCGGCTTGATCACAACTGCATCAGCCAGAGCACCGGGGTAGGCTGAGAGATCTTGAAGAGTCTTTCCGAGTTCACCCAACTCCTTACCGGGAACCAAACGAGTAACAGTCTGTTTGATTTCTGGATCAATCTCTACTTGCTGATTTTCAAGCATGTGTAGGTTGACCATGGCACGAAGAACTTCTGACGACATCGCTTCAACGATGCCATCGGCGTAGGCACGGTCAGCAGTCTTGAGAGTATGCAGTCCCCAGAATTGACGAATTGCATTTGTAATACCATCTTTCACATCTTCAACTGAAGTTGTGGACTGTAAAGAATTCTTTAGTTGGTCATCGAAAATCTCGTGACCAACGATGCTTTCCATTTGGTCATCACGAAGCTTAGTGGTAGTGTGCCCTACTGTAATAAACCAATGAAGTCCTGCCATGACCGCTGATTCAAGTAGATGAGTATTGTAACTGTGGATCTGACCACCTGCACCATCATCATGTGCTTCAACGAGGTTGAGCACCTTGCCATTCTTGAAACTATTGATGGTGTTGTCGTTATCTGTAGTACGACCTGTTAACAACCAGTTTAATTTGGTCGTATCTTTGTACTTCCCTTGCAGGAAGTTATCCAGATTCATTCGCATGGTGATCATCAAGCCACCGAAGTTCATCAAGGGAGCAGCTTCCTCTGCCGTGATCCCTTCTTTAGTTTTGAGTCTGTCCTGTAATCCTTTTGGATCTTCAACAATCGGAGCCAAGAGAGCTTTGTAAGCCTTTGACAGAACGTCTGTCATCTCTCGCTTGACTGTTGAACCAGTGAAATCCTTAAAGCTTTTGCTCGATGAAAAAACTTCCCGTACCTTCTCAACAGGAGAATCGATTCCAGTGATTCGTGTTGTTGGCTCACCATTCTTCTGTGTGGCGAAAGCCTCGTGGAAATAGTTGACCACCTTACCCGGAACAGAAATCAGATTTGGATACAGTTTCTTGATGCCACCTGTGGTGACTTCTTTAACTGGTTCAGCAGGAACCGGTTTGGTATCGAGTGTGGCTGCCGTAAGTGGCTTGATCGGGAGAGTTTGAGTTTTACGGATAACTCCATCATCATCAATACGATCACCAGTCACCTTGGTGACTTCAGGGAATTGTTCTTTTAATTGCTGCATCAAAGGACGGATTGACTTGATACCTAGTTCAGCAGTCTTTCCTTCACGTTGAGCATCGATAGCTTCTTTGACAGTTGATCCAAGACCAACCCAGCGAACAAAAGCAGTCTTACCATCATCGCGTAATTCAATAATGGCAGAGGCAATCTTTTTGTCTCCCTCCATGACATCAGTCTTGTAGGCCGGATTTCCATCCTTGTCTTGTTCAGGAGCACGCTCAAACTTACCAAGAGTGTGTTCAGTCGAGATAATAGGCTTCTCAACTTTAGGTGTGATTTCTTCCTTTACGGGTGTTGGTGTGGCTTCTACAACCACAGGTTTTTCAACCGGAGTTTCCTTCGGTGTGAGTCGATCACTTAGAATCTGACGACGAGTTTCCTGCTTAGGTGTCCGTTCTTCAATAGCATCCAGTTTAGCCAACTGACGTTGTGCTTGTTTATCAGACTGCTTCGCAGCTTGCTCAGTCCACTTTGCTTTCTCTGCATCTGAAGTTTCGTCACCAGCCTTGAAGTTGAAAGCCTTCTGCACAGCAGTTGCTTTCTTGATGTTTTTAGTGACAACACTTTCAGGATTTTGATTAGTCAGATTATCCTGTTGCTTCTGTTCATCAGCTACTTGTTTCTGATACTGATCACTGAAGTCAGCGACTTTACGCTCACCACTCTTGAACTTTGGTGCAAGTTCGGTACCAGTTCCATCTGCAATTGCAGGATGCAAACCGATCGGATTGATCTTGCGTTCACCCAGTTGTGGGTAGGCATCAACCAATCCGTTGTAGATATGAGCAAGTACAGATTGATCAGTGTGAACTGAGTGAGCAAAATCAAGTGAGTCTGCATCACGAGGAATGACTCTCAATCCTTCTTTGGATTGGAACCAAGAACGAATACCATCTCGTGAGTTGGCTTCCTTCGCTGGAGCCAAAGCAGAATACTTCACATCAGGAGAATTATTACCATTTACTGTGTGTTCATTGAGAGCCTCAACCTTGTTCCGCAGGTGCTGAACAAATAGGCCCATCTCTCCCAACTTATTCTTGGCGAGTTCTGTGTCTCCAGATGCAACTGCATCTCGAATCTTGGTGAGAAATCCAAGTGCCGAATCCTTGGTACCAGTTTCCTGATCCAAGAATTTACCAGTCAGAATGTCTGAACTGACTTTACTTGTTGCAGTGCTCGTATCCTGATTCTCTTTGAGAGCTTCAAGCAAAGCTTTGCTGGTCTTGAGAGATTCAATCTGACGATCACTGAGACTAATTCGACCTTGTTCATCGTGATCCAAGATCGAATTGATATTGTCTACGTTGCCAGTCTCCGGAAGTACATCAGCACGGAGAACAGTCTCATTGACCTTATTCAATCCAGCAGGTGTGTTTACATCAACTTCGGTAATGGGAGCTTGATCATCAGCAGTCTTTTTCAGGAGATCACGAACTTGACCAAGAGCAGCTTTGACTTCAGGAGCCTGTTCAATGTTGGCAGCGATTTTCTGATAGGCATCAATGAGTTTGGTTCCATGAGCATCAGGATCCATTGAATCTCGAATTTCATTTGGAATCGTAGTGAAGGGTTTCATCTCCCCAATCAAATCATTGAGGTAACTGGCCATTCCAAGTTTCTTTGTTGGATCAGTTTCTGTGCTCACTGCATTAGCCAATCGAATAATGGCAGCAGGACGGTTAGGAGCATCATTCAGAATTTGAGCAATGTGGCCAACCTGTGGATCAGTTGGGTCATCTACTCCTTCAGCCTTGGGATCAAAAGCCATGGCCTTTTGGAAATCAGCAACATATTGAGTCGCTGATTTGTTGTTATTGGAATCGGCTGCAACTGTGGCAGCATCACTCTCAGCATTTGTTTGAGCAACGGTGGCCTTAACGATTTGAGCAGGACCGGAAACAGGTGAAGCAGCATTGGCATCAGCAATTGCTTTATCTGAAGCACCAGAAACATTTTTCGAGAAGTGGTCTACTATCGAGACAGTTCCTTTGGCAGCCAGTCTGGCCATTGTCACAGGAGAACGGAGCGCAGCTTGAGCAAGTCCCATGCTTCCAGCAGTTGTAGCACCCAACACTATCCCTTTACCAGCTTCTTCCCCCAAGTTCTCAGTGAGGTCTTGGTTGGGGTCGATATTCTCTTTGACTGCGAGATTTCGAGAAAGCTGATTGGTGGTATTTTGAAGTCCCATTTCTACAGGTTCCTTCAACAAAACATTGGACAAGAATTTAGAAGGTGTGCTGAGTTCGGAAATTGGATGCTCTTGAATATGCGAGATACGAGCGGTAGCAGCAGCGAGGATTCCCTGCATCACTTCGGCTTTACGAGCAGTTTCTCCCGCCGTCTCTTCCTTGGCTTGCTGTTGAGCATCATCATCGGACAGGCCATTGGCGATGTTCTGCTTGTACGCCGTCTGGTATACAGGTGAACTTTGCATCAAGTCAGCGTGGGAACGGGACAGGACATCGCCAACAACCTGTTGATAGCTTCCAGCACCCATCTGAACACCTGATGAGATCATCGGGTTAACTGTCTCAGCAACTTTCAGGATGCGGGTTTGAGCAGCCAACTTGCCCATATTGGCTACTTGATCCGCATCTGTTGCAACTCCTGTAGCTTGACCCAATAAAGCAGAGGCTCTCTCTGCATCAGTCAATGGAGCCAACACTTTAGCTGTCGTGCTGGCAGCAGCCCCAAGTCCAGCCGTAAGAGCATAGTTGATGGCAAACTGACCAGCATTTTCTATAGTCGCTTGTTCCAACAACATTGGATCCCCACCGATGCTTTCTGCACCTGTGAGAACCTGACGACCAACATCTTTCAATCCAGCAATGAACTTACCATTTCCAGCAGCGAGATCAGCCTCATGTGCTGCCAAATCATGCTGATGATCATCGGCTGCTCTGGCTGCCTGAGCCAGTCGATGGGCATTGAGAGCATCAGACTGACCACTCTCAACCCATGAACTCAACTTGTTGGCTTTGTCAGCAATTTCAGCACCAGTTTGAGGTGCTACCAGACCAACACCAGCACCGGTTATACCAACAGCCGAGGAACCAACAAGACCAGCAGCACCCGAGAAGTTGTCCCAGACAGCTTCAGGAATCGATCGATTTGAGTTGATGTAGTGATCGTAGACACCCGATGCTTCAGTCAACTGATTCATGATGGCATCAGTTTGCTGATCCCCATACTTAGCCCTAAAGTCTATGGGCTGCATAGAGTTAAGATCGTTCTCAAGTTCACTTTCTGGTGCTTTCCCTGAACGTCGATTGGCCACCATCGCCATAAAATTGAGTGGGGCTGGACCTTTTGTTTTACTGGGAGTTGGTGCAGGAGGGGGAGCAACAATGTTGGTTTCCCGAGCCACTGAAGGATCTTCGTTTCCAACTATTCCCTGAGAGGCATTGTAGAGTCCGGAGACACGATCAAAATTGCTTAAATCAGACATTTTTTATCCCCATCAAACTTATATTTGAGAATAACATAAGTGGGCAAAAAAATGAGGAAAGTTCTTTTGAACTTTCCCCACTTTTTCTGAACAAAATTGGGGCGATTAAAAGGGTCGTGGTGTATTGAGAATCTGAGAGATGATACTGGATGCCATACCTGGAGGTGCTTGTGTTGGTGCTGGTGCATGGATATCCAACGGATTCTTTCTGATGGCATCTGTCTCAGTCTGACCTTGAAAGGCATTGGCTAAACCAAGATTCTTTAAAGACTTTCCGTACTGATCCGCATATTTCTCTGGATTCAACGCATAGTTATCTCGGGCAGTCTTGTAATCGTTGAATGCCTTCTGGTAGTAGGTGTTTGATACGTTGGCATTTTGTAGAGCCAACTGATTTTTCATCATAGCATTCGCCTGTCCTACCAAAGTTGGATCAGTGATTTCTTTTGCTCGTTGCACAGCTTGATCCAAATCAACATGCCGTCCTTCAAAGGACATGATCTTGTTGTCATTTGCATTCACAGCATTGTGGAAGTCTCGTTTGATTGTGCTGGACATAAATTGATCATCATGAACCGAATTTGCAAGAGCCAAAGCTGCCTGATCGTAACTAAGATGAACTCGCGATTTAGCGATCAAAGCTGAGATGTTATTAGCCAGAGTTTGTGGATTTGCTCCAGTCAATCCTGACGTATTTGCAATTGCGAACTTGGCAGCCGACATCGCATCGTCACTGTTGGCAGCCATGTATTTTGCATAGTTTGCAACCACTGGATTGTTGGCAGCCTGTTGAGAAGCGGCTGTGGCAGCAGTCAGTTGATTTGAAAGCGAATTGGCCTGCTTGTTCACCATGGCATCGAGAGATATACCATTCTCACGACCGATAATAATTGGTCGAGCAACATCCCAGTCATAGCCACTCTTGGCAATGACGTTGATATCGTCTTTGTTCAGTGAATCCCACTGACCTTTCAACTTTTCAGGAGTGTTAGCGAAGTGTTCAAAATTGTATTTGGCCATGTCATCAGTGTTCTGGGGAGTCAGTTTGATTTGATCCCACGACTGAGCACCCTGAGCTTTGTACTTCTCAGGATTAGCATTAAACAGAGCCTGTGCTGCTGTGGTTCTAGTCGCATCATTCATCATGTACTGAGTCTGAGCAGAGGATCCAACCGCATTACCCTTCGCATCCAGAACATCATTTTTGTTTTGCTCTCGCATTGTTTTACCAAGTTCGAGAGACTGACCAACAGTGGTATTTGAATAACCACCCGCGGGAGCACTATAACTGTACTTACCCGGAGCATAAAGAGAATGCTCAGGATCGAGTTCTGCACCACCCGGACTACCCAGAGGACCACGAGTCAAATCCTTATCCGAGTATTGACTTGGGAAGAGTGTTGGGTACTTTGCTGCATAATGATCCTGCAAGAGTTGTCTCACTCTTGGATCTTGTGTGTTCTGAACTGCATTGTAAATATCTTCAGTCTTCGGCAGTTGATCCAATTGACGAATGTTCGCATCTGCTGCAACTTGAGCACGAGCCTTAGCACCAGCTTCGATACTGTCGAAGAGTGCATTTGATGCAGTCGTAGGAGCAGCAAGACCATTTGTGAGTTGTGCACGAGCAGCAGCCTGTTGCTCGGGTGTCATAATTTTGAATGTTGGATCCTGTTCCAACTTACTCAAGGCAAGTGGAACACCAGTAGCACCCTGGTGTGCCGGATCTGCAACAAGTCCATTGATAACTGGACCTAGTGCTTTATTGGCAGCATACTCAGCATTGCTTCGCTGATTTAGAATGGCGTCCTGAGCAGTCTTTGCTTGCTCAGCCGCAGTATCAGCCTGAGTATGACCTGTCGTAGCCTGCACGTTCAATGTGTCAGCTTGAGTATGACCTGTCATGGCCTGCACATTCGATGTGTTGGCTTGAGTAAGGGAATTCTGAAGCATGTCTCCCACATTCTTGGGAAGACCTTCCAATACAGATTGATGGGCATATTGTCCGTTGGGTCCAATGAGTGAACCATCAGCCAAAGCTGCTTGAAGATCAGCAGGGTTCTGGTAGGTCAGCATCTTGTTGATGATGTCTCGATCGGCAATGTTTGCTCGTGCATCTTTGAAGTTCAAAAGTGAACCCTGTGCAGAGGTAAAGGCATTGTTCATTGCATCGGCTGCATTTCGCTGCAAGGCTCCGGCACCACTGAGATCAGGAGTTGCAACGTCACGCCATGTAAGAATCGACATTGTTTTACCTCTTATTTCAGGGTTGTGGGAGGAAGCTGATTGTCGTTGACGTAACTAGCCATCTTGGCAGAGTCCCAACCACCCACAGAGGCATCCATATTGGCTCGATCAGTGAGTTGGGTGTTGTAGCTCTTGATCGAGTTCCCAAGATTGGCATTACCAACCTGCTTGGTGTAGTTCAACTGATCCGTAGCCAACTTGTTGGCATTGATCATGTTCCATATATTGGCAACAGTCTGAAGTCCAGACAAACCCAATTGAAGTGAGGGAATTGTCCCAAACTTATTTAGGGGGAGATTCCCTTGAGTCGTGGTCGAGGACAGAGGCAAATTCTGTATTGACTGTTGAGGAATAAACCCCATGGCAGATTGATCCTGTCCATAGCTGAGTAGTGAACTGGGGTCAAATCCAGATGATCCTGCACCGGGATTCATACCAGGCATGAAACTATCCCAACTCGGTTGCGATTGCTGTGGAAAGCTTAAACCACCCATGTCAGTGTCCCTCTAAGTTATGCTGGTAGTAGATCTAAGTTTAAGGTAAGATCTGTGAAGTTGGTGATCATCGACATGCTCAGATCGGCAATATCACTACCTGTCATGAGTGTCCTAGTTAAGAAAACACTAGATGGCTCCATTGTAACCTGATTATTGCTCGATACATCAGTTATTTGTCCCATATCTATGGGACCAATGGATGTTCCAAAATTGGTGGCCATCTGGTCTTCGATCGACTTCAGTTGATCATTGGTTTGCTTCTGGACATCAGTGATCTGGGTTTCAATCCCAGCAGTCACACCCTTGATACAT